GAGCTGGGTCGGTCCGGCGCGGATGATGCCGGCTTGCAAGCTTGGGCCGATGCTATTGCTTCCGGCGGGATGTCGCGTGAAGCGGTAGCTCAAGCCATCGGCCGCTCTCAAGAGGCTGCGGCTTACGACGTGAACCGTCTTTACCAGCAGGAGTTGGGCCGTTCCACGAAGGATGATGCTGCCGCCCAGAATTGGGTTAGTGCTCTTACCTCCGGCGCAATGACGGAAGCTCAGCTTCAACAGGCTCTTGGCCGTTCTCAGGAAGGCGCGGCCTATGATGTCAATCGCCTGTATCAATCAGAACTGAACCGCGGCCGCGAGAAAGACGTAGCCTCTCAGGGTTGGGACAAGGCCCTTATGAGCGGCGAGCTCACCGAACAGGGTTTGCTTGAGGCAATTCGCGCATCGGAAGAATACAAGCGTCTCAACGCTCCCAAACCAACTCCGACTCCGACCCCGACCCTTCCCACACAGGAAGAACGGTACGAGAAGATGCGCGCTGACGCCATGGCGCGGTATGAAACGCAGATCAAAACCCTGCAAGATCAGGCATTAAAGAATGCAATGCAGGGCAGCTTTACCCCCACAGCCCCGTTGACTATGGCCGCTCCTGTGGGAGGCGCTACCGCAGGTGTTGCAGGAGCCCCAGCAGGAACTGCCACAGCAGGCGTTATGGGCGCTCCGGATGGAACTTTTGCAGCAAATCCGCCCCCTCCGGCACCGACCCCGGCCCCCATCCCGCAGACATACTTTGCTCCGCCTCCTCCGCAATATCGCGGGTTTTCTCCGTTCGAAGGCCCCTATCAGAGTCCGTTTGAGTCGTATTACTCAATCGCTATGCGTGGCCAAGGTGGCGCCCCGCAGCAGGGATACAGCTATGCTCCGCCGGCTCTCCCCACTGCGGCCATGACCACCCCCGTTCCGACAACTACCAGCTAAGAGGTTTGCCATGAAAAAGTCCTCCACCCCCGCCGTTGAAACCTCGCAGACCATCGTTGGTCAGGGGTCCGTGCCTCTCGCTCAGGAATCCGCCGTTAAGGTGGAAGCTGCCCCGAAGGGCCGTCAGAAGTTCCTTGGTCAGGGCGCCATGCTCCGTAACAAGGGCTTCGTTGTACGGTGAAAACATCTCAGGCCGGCATCGATCTGATTAAACAGTTCGAGGGCGTACGCTTAGAAAGCTATGTGTGTCCCGCAGGGATACTCACGATTGGCGTGGGGCATACCTCCGCTGCCGGTCCGCCTAAAGTCGTGCCTAAAATGAAGATCACCTATCAGGAAGCCAACGAGATCTTGGCCCGAGATCTCGTTAAATACGAGTCCGCGGTGGATCGTCTTGTTACGGTCCCGCTTTCTCAGAACCAGTTCGACGCTCTGGTATCGTTCACGTTTAACGTGGGCGAAGGAGCGTTGGCCAAGTCCACACTGCTCAAGAAGCTCAACGCTGGGAAGTACAGCGAAGTTCCTGCGGAGCTGATGAAGTGGACCAAGGGCGGTGGTCGGGAGCTGCCCGGTCTGGTGCGCCGTCGTCGTGCGGAATGCGCCTTGTGGCGCTCGGTCAACGACAGGTCGGACATTGATGTCGATGAAGCCCGCGTCAAGCCGGATCCTCAGAAGCCTGCTAAGACGATGTCCAAGTCTAAGGAAGGCAATGCCGCCATCTTTACGGGCGGTGCTGCGGCCTTGTCTGCGGCGGGCGAAGTGTCCCGCCAAGTAAAGGATACGGGCGATTCCTTAACTAGCGTGTTGGATCTAGTAAAAGATCCTACGTTTCTACTTTTGGTTGCCATTGTTCTGGCTGCCGGTGCCATTTGGTACTGGCGTCGTCAGCGTTTGGAGGAGACGGGCGAGTGATTCTCCCCTTTCTCCTATCCCCGATTGGCCGGTATGTAGCACTCGGTGCTATAGCTGTGGTCCTATGCACCGGGCTTTATTGGAAGATCCGATCTGATGCCGTGGCCTTGGCCGAAGCACGTCGTATGGAAATCGAACTAGAGAGGATTAAAAATGCGATTATTGCTGGTGATGCCGTTATTACTGATCCTGAGCGGCTGCGCGACAAGGACAGGTTCAATAGAGACTAGCTGCTCGGTGTTTGGCTACATTACATGGAGCCAGAAAGACACGGACAAGACTATCGAGCAGGTGAAAGTTCACAATGCTCGTCGTGAAGCTTTCTGTAAGGACTGAGGTTTTTATTTATGGATGATCTTTACATTGTAGAAAAATTGTACAAGATTGTGCGTGAGCGGCGTAGCGTTGTTGTGGAAGCTTTAACAGAAGGCAGCGTCCACGACTTCGCCGCTTTTCGGCATCTTCGGGGCAAGCTTGAAGCTTGGAACGAGATCGAATCTGAAATCCGTCTTCTGCTAAAACAGAGTGAAATTGACGATGAGTGAACTCATCCTGCCGGAGCATGTAGCCCGGAAAGTAAAGGCCAAGGCCCCTGAAGCGCCGGCCGCAGAGAGCGTCTCCCCTGTAGAGTCAGCCTACGTTAAGCAGGAAGAACTCTACCTAGACCCCACCAAAATGGACATGACTGCCATCGAGCGGCTCCCGAAGCCGACAGGCTGGCGCATGCTTGTTCTGCCGTTCCGCGGTCAGGGCAAGACGCAGGGCAACGTCTACCTCCCCGACGAGTACGTGGAGCGTCAGACTCTGGCGACTGTGGTCGGCTACGTGCTGCACATGGGCGCGGATTGCTACACCGACAAGGACAAGTTCCCTGGCGGGCCGTGGTGCAAGAAGGGTGACTGGGTGCTGTTCGGTCGTTATGCCGGCGCCCGCTTCAAGATTGAGGGCGGGGAAGTCCGCATCCTCAACGATGACGAGATCATCGCAACCATCGCAGACCCCAAAGACGTTCTGAACGTCTGATCTGCGCAATAGGGAAAATCCTATGAACGAGACGGAAGTCCTCAAAAAAGACGACGAAGAAGATATCGAAGTTATCGAAGAGGCCGAAGAAGAGGCCAAGCCTGAACCGGAGAAAGCCTCCGGGGAGAAGGCTGAAAAAGAAGAACCGGAGTCAGCTAAGAAGTCTGACGACGAACTTGGCGGCATCAGCGAATCCGTCAAGAAGCGGATTGACAAGCTCACCTTCAAGATGCGTGAGGCCGAACGCCGGGAGCAAGCCGCTTTGGACTATGCCCGCAGCTTGCAGGCGGAAAGCCAAGCCTTCAAACAGAAGGCCGCTCAGCTCGACCAGAGCTTGATCAGCGAGTATGAAAACCGGATCAAGACACAGCAGCAGCTTGTCGTAGATAAGCTCAAATCGGCCGTTGAATCAGGGGATGTTGACGCGCAGATCGATGCTCAGAAGCTCCTCTCTACGCTGGCCGTGGAGGAAGAGCGCGTCCGCGTCGTGAAGAACCGGCCGCAGCCCCAGCAGCAACCTGTCCAACAACCTGTTCCCCAGCAGCGTGCCCCGGCCCGTCCGGATCCCCGCGCTGAAGCATGGGCTGAGCGCAATGAATGGTTTGGTCAGGACAAGGCCATGACGGCGACAGCCTTTGTCATCCACAGCCAGCTTGTGGAAGAGGAGGGTTTTGACCCGACCGGAGACGATTATTACTCCGAACTCGACAAGCGTATTCGGACGGAGTTTCCGCAACGCTTCAAGAAACCAGAGGCGCCTGCCCCCGCGGCTGTCGCGTCTGCGCGTCCCACCGGACGGTCTGACAGCAACCCCAAACAGGTGAAGTTGACCCGTTCACAAATTGAGATTGCCCGCAAGCTTGGAGTTAGTGTAAAAGATTATGCGCGGCAACTTCAGAAACTCGCTCGTTGAAGAGGATTGCTGCCATGGAACGAACCCCGCGCGCTGAAACCAGCCGTGCCAAGTCTTCCCGCCCCAAAGCGTGGAAGCCCCCGTCCTCACTGGACGCACCTCCTGCACCGGAGGGCTTTGCTCATCGTTGGATCCGTATGGAAGCCAACGGGCAAGATGACCGGAAGAATCTATCCGCACGTCTCCGCGAAGGTTTTGAACTTGTTCGCGCCGAGGAATATCCGGATTGGGAACTCCCATCGATCCAAGACGGCAAACATGCCGGAGTTATTGGTGTCGGTGGCCTTGTGTTGGCCCGGATCCCTCTTGAACTGGCACAACAACGCAACGCGTATTACCGTCGTCAGACCAATGAGCAGCTTGCTGCGGTGGACAACGACCTGATGCGTGAGAGCAATCCCACAATGCCGATCACTAAACCTGAACGGCAAAGCAGAGTCACCTTCGGGGGAAATCGTTCCTCCGATTAAGTCACAAGGATCTGAGCAATGGCAAATATCGATGCCGCTTTCGGGCTCCGCCCGTATAAGATGCTCGGCGAAGGCGCTAACACCAACGGTGTTAGCACGTATAAGATCCAGACGACGGGGACTGCGGGCACTTCTAGCGTTATCTATGAAGGCACCCCGGTCATCCCGCTCGCCAATGGTCTTATCGACATCGTCGGCAATGCGAACGGTGGTACGGTCCCTCTTCTGGGCGCGTTCCTCGGCTGCAACTACATCGACCTCAACGGCACCCCCACCTACGCCAATAAGTGGCCTGGTACGGCTGCTGTGAAGTCGGGCACGGAAGCTACGGCGCTTATCGCCGCGCATCCGGATCAGCTCTTCCTCATCAACTGCGATGCGGCTGCTGCTGACTCGCTTGTTCACGCCAACGCCAACTTCGCGACCGCCACTTCTGGCAACGCGACAAGCGGCATGTCTTCGGGTGAACTTGCAGTTTCGACGGCGAACACCACGAACACCCTCAACCTCCGCATCATTGGCTTCGAAAACTCGCCAGCCAACGATGATGCAGCGGCCGCTGGGCGTCTGGCTATCGTCATGATCAACAACCACTTCTACCGTTACAATGCGAACGGTACGGGTGCGGGCGTCTGATCGGAGGCTATGACAGATGGCTATTACACGTTCCCAACTCCTTAAAGAACTGGAACCAGGCCTTAACGCCTTGTTCGGTCTTGAGTACGACCGCTACGACAACGAGCATGCTGAAATCTTCGACACCGAATCTTCGGATCGTGCGTTTGAAGAAGAAGTCATGCTCTCGGGTTTCGGTCAGGCTCCGGTCAAGGGTGAAGGCGCTGCCGTCTCCTACGACACGGCTGGTGAAGCTTGGACGGCTCGCTATACCCATGAGACGATTGCTCTCGCATTCGCCATCACGGAAGAAGCTGTCGAAGACAACCTCTACGACCGTCTCTCGGCTCGCTACACCCGCGCTCTTGCTCGCTCCATGGCGAACACGAAGCAGGTCAAGGCGGCTTCGGTGCTCAACAACGCCTTCAACTCGTCCTACAAGGGCGGTGACGGCACTGAGCTTTGCGGCACCCACTCGACGGTTGGTGGCGGCAACGTCGTCAACGAGCCGGCCACTCCGGCCGACTTGAACGAAACGTCGCTTGAGCAGGCGCTCATCGACATTTCGGCTTTCGTTGACGAACGCGGTCTGAAGATTGCCCTCCGTGGCATGAAGCTGATCGTTCCCCCGGCGCTCCAGTTCACCGCTGAGCGCATTCTCGTCTCGGATCTCCGCGTCGGTACTGCCGACAACGACATCAACGCGATGAAGAATATGGGCATGCTGCCGCAGGGCTACACGGTCAACCACTTCCTGACCGATCCGGATGCTTGGTTCATCAAGACGGATGCTCCGAACGGCATGAAACACTTCGTCCGTTCGCCGATCAAGACGGCAATGGAAGGCGACTTCGAAACGGGCAACGTGCGCTACAAGGCGCGTGAGCGTTACTCGTTCGGCTGGTCGGACTTCCGCGCCATCTACGGCTCGGAAGGCGCGGCCTAATAAGCCAGACCAAGGAGGCCCCGCTTCGGCGGGGCCTTTCTTTTACACGCCAGATATGGCACAGTTTCTTACCGGGTAATCCGGCCCTGTAGACCGTCCCGGCGGACGCTGCACAGACTACTGGGCCTCATCGTGCAGGAGTTGAAGCAATGGCTTCCACCACTTTTTCGGGTCCAGTTACCTCTCAGAATGGCTTCGTTGGCGCTGTCACGGGTAACGTCACGGGTAACGTCACGGGTAACGTCACGGGCAGCGTTGTGCTCCCGACGTACACCGTTTCGGGTGTTCCGGCGGCTTCCACCAACGCTCGTCGTCTGATCTACGTGTCGAATGGCGCTGCGGGTTCCCCGGTTGTCGCTTTCTCGAACGGCACCAACTGGCTCCGCTGCGACACGCTGGCTGCTATTTCGGCCTCGTAATCCGGCTCCTAAAACAGGAGGCCTGAGATGGCTGACGCAGTAACTTCGCAAACCTTGTTTGACGGCACTCAACGTGCCGTCTTCAAGTTCACTAATATATCCGATGGAACGGGAGAAAGCGGCGTCGTGAAGATCGACGTGTCCGCGCTCAAATCTTTTCAGGGCGCAGCTTGCACGGGCGTGTCGATCCAAAAGATCGATGTCATCACGGCGGGCATGGGCCTCAACATGTTGTGGGATGCAACGACAGACGTTGTGGCCATGACATTTGGGGAAGCCGATTTCGTTTCGTTAGACTTCTCCCGGTTTGGTGGAATCATCAACAATGCCGGTACGGGCAAGACCGGGGATCTTCTTTTCACGACAGTCGGCGCCGCAAACGGCGACCGGTACACCGTCGTGATAGAGGTCCTCAAGTCATACGGGTGATAAGTCATGGCGGCACCGTCTTCTACAACGAAGGCCGGCAAGAATGAGCCCTTCGAGCTACAAGTAGCTCGGGGGCAAATCTCTTGGCACCGGTCCATAGTCGTCTTTGGGTACAACGCGGACGTTGATACGGCGGTTGAAACTGTATGGCCACATGGCGGCATTCTAACTTTCCCCGCTGCGGCTCTTCAACTTTCTGTCAGTTCAGGCAGCGCCAACGACACGGCCAACGGGACAGGCGCTCGCACTGTCTATCTCGAAGGTCTTAATGCGAATCACAATGTTATCAGCGAAACCGTGACTCTCAACGGTCAGACGGCCGTTACGACCACGAATTCGTACCTTCACATTAATAACTGCTACGTGATGACTGCCGGATCTGGTAATTCCGCTGCCGGGACAATTTATTTTGGCACGGGCACCGTCACGGCGGGCGTACCTGCTACGGTCTATGACGTGATCCAGTTGGACTACAACTCCCGGATAACCGGGAGCTATACAGTGCCTGCCGGATATACGGCGTACGTTTCTCAGGGCTTGTTTTCTTCTGGTCAGGTTTCCGGATCGAACGCGGTGACAGGGCGCCTCATGACGCGTGGGGTCAATGACATCCGCCTCACTGCTGCGATAGTCACCGTAAACAATGGCTCTGCGGACTACGCTTTTGAATACCCCATCGTTGTCCCTGAGAAAACGACCATTGAAGCGCAGGCCGTTGGGGCGGCTGCGAACAACTCTTGTTCCTCGATGTTCATTATCCTTCTCATCAAGAACGATGCGGGGACACCCTGATGGCCAAGGCATCTGGCATCAAGCGCACAGGCAAGGGCATCACCTACCGAGGCGTGACCTACGCAGGCTTTAACAAGCCGCGGGCCAGCACGAATCCCAAGAAGAAAAAGATGGTCCTTGCTAAGAAGGGCGACGAGGTGAAGGTCGTTCACTTCGGTGATGCCAGCATGGGCCACAACTATTCTGCCGAAGCGCGTAAGAATTATCTTGCCCGCAGTGCTGGGATCAAAGGTAAGGACGACAAGTTCTCTGCCAATTACTGGGCTCGCAAAGTCCTCTGGGCTGGACCGGGCGGATCTAAGAAGGCCCCTCCTGGTGGGAGTAGGTTCAAATGATGGCGAGCATTGAATTTATTTGGAACACCCTCCTGACCCTTATCGTCGCTCCGGCGGCATGGGCGCTTGTTCATTTGAACACTAAGCAGGAGCGGTTGACGACAACTCTTTCCGATACTCGTGAGGAAATCGCGAAGACATATGTTACAAAGGTGGATCTGCACAACGACCTGAACCGCATCATGCAGCGGTTTGATCGTCTTGAAGAGAAGATCGACCGCATCACAGGAGCCCGGTAATGAAGAAGATTGGCATGAAGCGCATGGTCGGTGCTCGCAAGCGCGGCGCCCCGATGCCCAAGACGATGGCTGCACCGAAGGCGATGAAGCCTACGGAGATGGAAGGCCAAGTTCCCCCGATGGCTGGCCCGATGCCGCAAGGCATGCCGGGTATGAAGAAGGGTGGCGCGGTTAAAAAGATGGCCAAGGGCGGAGCAATCATGGGCACGGGCAAGACTCCTGCCGCAGCTCGCTCAGACTACGAAAAGAAAATGAAGGCTGCGGGTAAGAAGCCCTTGCCTGCCGCTAAGGCCCCGAAGGCCGGCCTCGGCATCATGATCATTCTCGGTAAGAAGAAGGGGAAGTAAGATGCCCGGTATGAAGCCCAGCGAAAAGTTCTCTGTCGTTCCGGAAGGCGTGCGCCGCCGTTTCCGCGACACTATGCGCCGCGAAGAAGGGCGTGATGAAATGCCGGCTCGGTCCCCCATGGACAACGTCAGCCCGGAAGACCGCGAAGCCCTTGACCGTATGATCCGCGATGACATGGAGGCTTCTCGTCCCGCCATGGCTAAAGGCGGCATGGTCCGTGGTTACGCTAAAGGTGGCATGGTTCAGGTTCGCGGTTATGGCAAGGCCCGCTCAAAGCCTTGCAAGATTTGCTGACAGGAGGCCGACATGGCTGGTTGTGGTTCAAAGAAAATGGCTAAGGGCGGCATGGTCAAGAAGGGTGCCGTCAAGAAGATGGCCAAGGGCGGCATGATGTGCTCGCCCCGTAAGATGATGGCCATGGGCCTCAAGAAGAGCGGCAAGTGAAGAAGCCGGTCTGGGATAAGAAGCGTCCGAAGGGCCTCGGGAAACCGAAGGCCCTGACGCCTGCTCAAAAGGCATCGGCAAAGGCCGCGGCTAAGAAGGCCGGTCGCCCCTATCCCAATTTAATTGACAATATGCGGGCGGCTAAGAAGAGCAAGTAAGATCGGACCAATTACGACCGGTCTTAATTGCATGTATTGTCCCCACGGACACCCCAAGGTGTCGGGCTATTTCCGATAGAGAAACATCTTTCTCTATTAAAAGTCGCACAGCTTTTACACCAAGCTCGTTAAACAAGGCTCGCCCGTTGTTCTCTCTTCTGTGTGTTCCGTGCTTCTTCGTATCCGCGTAGTTCTCTTCCGGCAAACCATAAGCCAGATTATCAGCTCGGTTGTTGTGTCTATCCCCATCCAAGTGCCGAACCACATAACCAGAAGGGCGTTCTCCCAGAAATGCTTTCGCTACCAAGCTATGCATTGTTGCAGACTTTTGAGCTTTGTCCTGCGGCCTTTTCTTAAAGGACACACTAGGGTAATGTGTTGCGTAATTGATCTTGCGGAGAAAACGCTCTCCGTTTTTGATCGCGGCAAACCTTCCGAGGCTGCTTACTTCGTAATACCCGTCGTACCCATCAACCGGCTTCCACATTTCATCGGGCGCTTCCATGGCTAAAACTCCTACCAAAGCTCAAAAGAAAATAGCAAAAGTATACCGTGAGTTCAAGGCCGGAAAGCTTCATTCCGGTAAGAAGGGTCCTGTGGTGAAGTCGCCGAAGCAGGCGATTGCCATTGCTCTTTCGGAAGCCGGTATGTCTAAGCCGAAGAAGATGGCCGCGGGCGGTGTTGTGTCTAAGGGCCAGCTCAAGAGCGATCTCCAGTCGCTCCCGGTCTCTTCGTACGAAGCTTCTGTTGCACTCACTAAAGCAAAGTATGGTGCGTAATGGCCCTTTCCGGCACGAAGACATTCGAGCTAGATGTCGCTGAGTACATCGAAGAAGCGTTCGAACGCTGTGGGATTGAGATCCGGACCGGATACGATCAGCGCACAGCTCGTCGCAGCTTGAACCTTCTTCTTGCCGAATGGGCTAATCGCGGCCTGAACCAGTGGACCATTGAGCGTGCTACGATCACGATGGTCGCTGGCACGACTTCCTACGCTCTCGGCGAGCCGACAATCGATATCTTGTCGGCCGCGATTCGCAGCGCTCAGGATGTCGGCACCCAGAACCAGACGGACCTGACGATTGATCGCATCAGCCGCGATCAGTATCTCAATATTCCGAACAAGCTCACCCGCGCACGTCCGGTGCAGTTCGTTGTTGAACGACAGATCGCCCCACAGGTTACCGTGTGGCCGGCCCCGGATCAGACCTACTACCTGATCATCGACAAGCTGGTCCGCATGGATGACGTGAATGCCAGCGTCAACACGCTCCAGATTCCGTTTCGCTTCTACCCCTGTCTCGCTGCCGGCTTGGCCTACTACATCTCTTTGAAGAAGGCCCCGGAACGCTCACAGATGCTGAAAATCATCTACGACGAAGAGTTCGAACGCGCAGCGCAGGAAGACCGCGACCGCGCTCCTCTTCAACTGACTCCGGTCAGGGACTTCTATCGGGTGGTGTGAGATGGCTCGGTACGCAAACGGAGCCTACTCCCAAGCTATCTGCGACCGCTGCGGTATGCAGTACGACTACACGTCCTTGAAGAAGGAGTGGAACGGCTTTCGCACTTGCGAAGAGTGCTGGGAACCCAAGCATCCGCAGCTTGATCCCACCTACCCGCCGCCGGAGCCGCAAGCCTTGTACGAGCCGCGCCCTGATCGTATTGAACCTATGGACGTGCCCGTTGGCGTTTCAATCTTCCCGCCCCTTGAGAATGATCTCATTCAAGGTATTACTCAGGTGGGCATCGTGACAGTGAGTATCACCTGATGGCTTGGACCTATGCGACACTTGTTCAGGCCATTAAGGACTGGACACAGTACGACGAAACCACCTTCAACAGTCAGATCGACAACTTTATCCGCAATGCTGAAGAGCGGATCTTGTACTCTGTCGATCTGGATGTGTTTCGTAAGAACGTCTCCGGCACGACCACCAGCGGCAACAAGTACTTGGCGGTGCCATCCGACTTCTTGTCCCCTTTCTCTCTGGCGGTGACAATAAGCGGATCGACATCGTTCTTGCTCAACAAGGACGTTGAGTATCTACAAGAGTATAACCCCACTGGCGCCACCGGCACCCCAAAGTATTATGCTCTTTTTGATATAAACAACTTCATCCTAGCCCCGGTCCCTGCCGGGAACTACGCTGTTGAGATGCACTATTACTATAAGCCCGCTTCTATCATCCAGACAGGAACGTCGTGGCTTGGCGATAATGCTGAGCAGGCGCTATTCTATGCCTGCCTGTTCGAAGCCTATACCTTCATGAAGGGTGAGCAGGATCTGCTGAACGTCTACAACCAGCGTTATGCAGAAGCCTTGACCCGCCTCAAGAACTTCGGCGAAGGCCGCGAGAATACCGACGCCTACCGCGACGGTCTCGTTAGAGTGAGAGCTACCTAATGGCTTGGACTGATCCCGTCGTTGCCACGGTCATGCAGGTTGATGTACAAACAACATCAAATCGCGGGCATCCTCCTGAGTTTTGGGCTAAACTAGCTACAGATCGCATCGTCCAAGTGTCGGACACCGCGCACCCGGCTATCCGGGAACAGGCCTTGGCTTTCAAGGATAAGGTGGAACAGGTTGTTCTGCTTTACATGAAGCGGGCCATTCAATCTGATCGAACAACAGTCTATAATCTTGTCCTTGAGGCGGGTCAGCCGAACCTAGCCGAACTTCTTAGGAGGCCGTAACATGGCTTTTACCGGTAACTTCATGTGCACGTCTTTCAAGAAGCAGCTTCTTGAAGGCGCCCACGATTTCCGCGCTTCGGGCGGAGACATTTTTTACATGGCGCTGTACACCAACTCCGCCACGTTGGATGCTTCCACGACGGCCTACACCACATCCGGAGAGACGACTAACACCTCCGGGTCGGCTTACGTTGCCGGTGGTCAGGCTCTCGCGAACGTCAACCCAACTTCTTCTGGCACGACAGCGTTCACCGATTTTGCGGATGAGGTCTGGTCCACCGCCTCGTTCACTGCCCGTGGCGCTTTGATCTATAACACCACTCCGGCTCACACCTACACCAACCCGTCGGTTGTGGTTCTGGATTTCGGCTCGGACAAAACCGCTTCGGCGGGGGACTTCACCGTCATCTTCCCGACGGCGGATGCCAGCAATGCCATATTACGTATAGCATAAATTGCATTACTCGCGTCACCGTGTTATCCTACAGCTCTTTCAAGGAGCTGTAGGATATGTACGGGGAACTGACGTTTTTGTGCAAAGCCGGAAAAAACAAACACAACAAGGTTTTGTGGCGGCTTGTTTGTAGTTGTGGTCGGGAGACCACTGCCGTAGCTAGTCTGGTGAAGTCGGGAAGAACCCGCTCCTGCGGCCACCTCAAAAGAGCAGGCAATCGCCGCACCCATAACAAGCACGGAACCAAACTCTACAACACTTGGATGAATGTGCGACAAAGATGCCGAAATGAAAAACACCCCTCCTACAAAAACTACGGGGGTAGGGGGATAGACTACGATCCTTCTTGGGAAGACTTTTCGGTGTTTTCTGCCGATGTCGGGGAACCTCCCTCAGACCGACATAGCATAGACCGAATAGATAACTCGAAGGGGTACTATAAAGATAACGTAAGGTGGGCGGTTCGTTCGGTGCAGTCCAGAAACACGCGTCAGAACATTTGGGTCGAGATAGACGGAGTTACCAAATGCCTGTACGATTGGTGTGATGTTTACGGACTGTCGGCTGGATCTGTCTATCGCAGGATCTCAAAAGGCGAGGACTTGGTCAGCGCCATAACAAGGCCGAAGGCTCAGAGGTTTAGGACCAATAGTGGCTGATGCAACCGTAGCATTTGAAGGCTGGTCGCGCTCTGCCGGATGGGGTCAACTCCCGTTTGGCCAGGGCGCGGTCGCTATTGGTCTTGCTACGGGCGCTGTCGGGACGGTTACGGTCACAGCCGTGGCCGTTGTCCCAGTCACAGGTCTTGGGGCGACATCCTCTGTAGGCTCCGTCTCCGTTACTACAACGGCCAATGCCGATCTATCGGGCGTTTCTGCCACGGGTTCCGTCGGCTCTGTCACCGTCAGCCTGAAAGCCAACGTCGATGTGACGGGGCTGGAGGCCACGGGATCCGTTGGGTCTGCCACGGCCGAGGGTGACAGCAATGCCGAAGTATCCGGGGTCTTTGCAGACGGCCTTGTTGATTCCGTAACCGTCACCGCTCTAGCCAATGTTGAGGTCACGGGCGTTTCGGCAACCGGGGATGTTGGCACCGTCATAGCCAAATCCATTAACCGCGTCTTCGTAACGGGGGTCGAGGGGACAGCTCTTGTTGGATCTGCCGTAGCTACGGGCGGAGCAACTGCCTACGTCACGGGTGTTTCTGCTCAAGGCCTAGTGTCAAACGTCCTTGTTTGGGGTAATATCACGCCCAATCAAAACCCCTCTTGGGCACAGGTTTCTCCGGGGCAAAACCCCAATTGGACACAGATAGCCGCATAAAGGTTCCACGATGGCCAGTACATATTCAAGCCGCTTACGAATTGAGCTGATCGGAACCGGTGAACAGTCCGGTATCTGGGGCGATACAACAAACACCAACCTTGGCACCCTCATTGATGAGGCGATTGCCGGCGTTGCCGCTATTACCATGTCGGATGCCAACTATACGCTGACAGTTGCCGACGGCGCGACCGACCAGTCCCGTAAGGCGGTGTTGGTCATGGCCGGTACGTTGACGGCAGCACGTAACGTGATCTGCCCCAGCAGCCAAAAGGTTTATGTCGTAAAGAACTCCACCACGGGTGGCTTCGCCATTACGATCAAGACATCGGCCGGCACCGGAGTGTCTGTCGCCAATGGCACGACGGCACTGGTCTATTGCGATGGCACGAACGTCGAGTTGGCAGCAAACGTCAACGACACCACGGATCCGACATTCACCGGCAACATCTCCTTGGATGGCGCTGTCGTCGTTAATGAGAGCGGGGCGGACAAGGACTTCCGTGTCGAAGGTGACGGTGACGCAAACTTAATTTTTGCCGACGCCTCCACGGATCGTGTTGGCATCGGCACGAACACCCCCACTGTAAAGCTGGACGTGTCTGGCGATTCGTCACTCAACGGGGCGGTCGTCATTAACGAAGCGGGAGCGGATAAGGACTTCCGCGTCGAAGGCGACACCGACGCAAACCTGATCACGGCTGACGCCTCTGCCGACGCTGTCGGCATCGGTACGGCTACGCCTGGTTCAAAGCTGGATGTGAAGGGCACACTCCGCCTTTCCGGTTCGTCCTCTGGTTACGTTGGCTTGGCCCCGGCTTCGGCGGCGGGCAGCACGACCTATACGCTCCCTTCGGCGGACGGCACTAGCGGGCAGGTCTTGTCTACGAACGGGTCCGCGACTTTGTCTTGGGCATCGGCGCTCTCTACCTCGACGGCCAACACTTTCACGGCGCGTCAGACATTCCAAGGATCCACTTCTGTCCTTGCCATGGGTATCGAAAACGCCGCCGAGTTGGCGACAGTTTCGGCCACGGCCGCAACTGGTACAATCAACTTCGACATCACAACGCAAGCCGTGCTGTATTACACCACCAATGCCTCGGGTAACTTCACGCTCAACTTCCGCGCTAGCAGCGGCACGACGTTGAACACGGCGATGAATACGGGCGACAGCGTTACGGTGGCTTTCCTTAATACAAACGGTGGAACAGCCTACTACAACTCCGCTGTCCGAGTTGACGGGTCTTCTGTCACACCAGAATGGCAGGGCGGTTCCGCCCCAACGTCTGGCAACGCAAGTTCCGTGGATGCCTATGTCTTTACCATTGTAAAGACAGGCTCCGCAGCCTTCACCGTTTTCGCTTCGCAAACGAAGTTCGCGTAACAAGAGGCTAGAGTAATGCCGCTCATTTCCACTCTCGGTGCAGCATCGTCACGGGGCTTCGGTCAGTTTGCTCAGTCCGGTGCAAGCGTAAAGTATATCGAAGATTATTTTTCCACATACCTATATACGGGTAGTGGTTTTACACAAACAATCGGTAATAATATTGCGCTTTCCGACACGGCTTCTTGGTACACGGTAAAACTCCGTGAAAATAGCGGGCTTGGAAGAAGCGTTTCTATTGATTCTACGGGCAATGTTTACGTTGCCGGAACATCTAATGATGGAACAAACTATATTCTTTTGGCAAAGTATGATTCTTCTGGGTCACTACAGTGGCAAAGAAAAATTCGTCAAAACGCTTCTTCTAGCGGACGTGTAAGCGTCGATGGCTCTGGAAACGTCTATGTAGTTGGAATAGCTAACAATGGGACTTCAAATTATGCGGCATTGTTGAAATACGACACATCAGGTTCTTTGCAGTGGCAAAGAAAATTGTCTCATGCTTCGACTTCGACTTTCACCCCCAACGGTATGGCGGTTGATTCCTCTTCAAATGTATATGTAATTGGCACATATGACACCTCTACCTATTCCGTTGTTGCAAAATATAACTCTTCTGGAACCATTCAGTGGCAGAGAAGATTTAACGTTGGTGCTGTTACTCAGAGCGGGTACGGTGTATCAGTAGATTCTTCTTTGAATGTCTATACTGTTGGAAATAACGCTGGATTTTCTATAAATAAATACAATTCATCAGGGGCTATTCAATGGCAACGGGTGTTAGACTCCTCTAACGGAGATGGGAGAGCCGTAACCGTAGATTCATCTGACAACATTTATGTCGTCGGAAAAGGGGACTCGTCCGCAAAAATTCTTTTGGCAAAATACAACACATCGGGTGTTATTCAATGGCAAAGAACTTTAATTGATGCTACCTACTCCGGTAGTTATGGCAACGCCATAACTACGGATTCATCAGGTAATATTTACATTACCGGTATTTTGCAAGATTCAGCAAGTCTCGTTTATACAATAGTTGCAAAATATAATTCCTCCGGAACCATACAGTGGCAAAGAAAAATATTTACTCCCGGTGTGAGTAGCAATGGATTTGGTATTAAAGCTGACAGTTCCGGAAACGTGTATTCTGTTGGACAGTCCAACGACGGTGTTTCTTATTTTTATATAGTAAAATTAGCGCAGGATGGGACTACTTTATCCGGGAACGCGTTTGTTACAATGATCCCCGGTTCTGCAACAAGCGCAACAAGCACGCTATCAGAAGGCGCTAATAGCGGTACGGATGCCGCTGGGCCTGCTGTGGATGCGGCAGGAACCGCTACGGATAGCGCCGGAGCCGCTACCTCTTCTATTGCAACCCAATCTTCCATCACCGGCACGGGTGGCCTTGTATGGATAAAATCACGCAGTGCAGCCACAGATCATGCTTTGTATGACACTGCCCGTGGCGCGACGTTTGATCTTGTTTCTAACTCAACAGCCGCACAAACAACCCAAACTACGGGGTTAACCTCCTTTACCGCATCTGGTTTTAACATTGGCTCTCTTGCTAAAATCAATACAAGCTCTGCTACTTATGCTTCATGGACATGGAGAAAAGCTCCTAAATTTTTTGATGTAGTTACCTATACCGGTAATGGATCATCTAACCGCCAAATAAATCATAACCTTGAATCCGTTCCGGGGATGATTATTTTTAAATGTACATCAACAGGCGCGACAAATTGGGCAGTTTATCATCGTGGATTAAACGGTGGAGTAAACCCCCAAAATTTTGCAATTTATTTAAATTTATCTGTCGCCCAAGGTGGTGGAAGATGGGCAAGTACAGCTCCAACATCAACACAATTTACAGTTAATAATGACGATAGCGTAAATACTAACGGCGACACCTACGTCGCTTATCTCTTTGCCCACGACGCAGGAGGCTTTGGCTTAGACGGAACGCAGAATGTTATTAGCTGTGGATCGGTAACAACAAACTCATCTGGTGTTGCTACTGTTAACCTTGGGTATGAACCACAATTTGTTTTGATAAAAACTGTCAGCACTGGCGGTTGGGTTATGCTTGATAGCATGAGGGGAAATGCAGCATTAAATGGAACAACAAACACAGAAGCACTTTTAAGCGCAAACACTGCTGGAGCAGAATCACAAAGCTATGGATATGCTAATCCATTGGCTACTGGTTTTCAGTTATCTGGGTGGGGCGCTACACCGCAAACATTCATCTACATGGCTATCCGCCGTGGCCCTATGAAGGTGCCTACGGATGCAACGACGGTGTTTAGACCCGTTGTTCAAACTCCCAGTGGGCTGACAACCGTAACCTCCGGGTTTGTAACGGACACCGTTATTCAAGCTCAAAGAAATAGATCTGCGACAACTTCTACTTGGGTAACAGATAGGTTACGTGGCAATACGCCTCTTTTAAGAACTAACGCAACTGCATCTGAGAACACCGCTCTCGGAACGGATCCTGTTTATTACAATGCGAGTAATGCAAACACAGGGTTTCAAGATGATTTTTTTGTATCTCAGCTCGGTGTAAGTACCTCATCTATTTATTGGATGTTTAGAAGAGCGCCGCAAGTATATGACAGTGTCTGTTATTCAGGTTCCGGAAGCAATACCACGATAAGCCACAACCTTGGTATCGCCCCAGAAATGATGATTGTAAAGTGCAGAAACTCAGGCTTAGATTGGTGGGCTTATCATTCCGCGCTCGGAAATACAAAATACATGATTTTTAACGGGGCAGGTGCTCCACAAACAAGCTCTACAGCTTGGAACAATACTACGCCAACAGCGTCCGTTTTTTCGGTTGGAACAGGAAGCCAAGTAAATGCTTCTGGAAACACTTATGTTGCATATTTATTTGCAACATGCGCTGGCGTATCGAAGGTCGGTTCCTATACAGGAAATGGCGGGACGCAAACAATTAGTTGCGGCTTTTCTGGGGGAGCAAGATTTGTAATGATTAAAAACGCCACTGCATCAAACACAGATAATTGGTGGATTTGGGACACGGCGCGCGGGATGATATCCGGAAATGATCTTCGCATAACGCCTAATGATATAACTGCCGAACAAAATTATGATGATGTTTTTACTACGACGGGTGGGTTTCAAGTTACTGCTGGAACTAGCTCAATAAACAACAACGGCGGCACATACATCTTTCTAGCCATCGCGTAGAGGGTAGGACAATGACAAACTACGTTGAACTAAACGCACAGAATCAAATCATCGCTTACCCGTACACATTCTCTGATTTGCAGGCAGAGAACCCGTACACCAACTTTGGCGATAATCAGGATGTGGCTTACTGGTTTCCTCAGACTAATGCGGCTACGGAACGGGGCTACCAACTGTTTCCAGTGCTGGAATCACCACAACCTCCGTATGACCCTTTGACGCAATACGTTGTGCAGGGTGCGCCAGAAGAGACGCGCGGCCAGTGGTATCAGACATGGGTTGTTGGAACATACGATCCTGAGCAGCAGGCTTACTACGACGACCAGCGCAAGCAGGCCAACAAGCAGCAGGCTTCCTCTCTCCTGTCGGCTTCCGACTGGACAGCCATTCCGACAGTTGCGGACCCCGCTCAGTCCAATCCGTATCTGGCCAACCAAGCGGCCTTTCTTGAATACCGCAATCAGCTCCGCGCCATCGCCATCAACCCCCCGGTTGTGGTACAATCTTGGCCGGTTGAACCTGACGAGGTATGGGCTACGGTGACCCCGTAATCCTCCATAGGCGTGAGCAAAGATGGCCCTACAGAAAATCCAGCTACGCCCAGGGGTTGTTAGGGATCAGACGGCCTACACCAATGAAGGCGGTTGGAGGTCCAGTAACCTCGTTCGCTTCCGCCTTGGTTTCCCGGAAACTATTGGTGGCTGGCAGAAGGCATCCACCTACACCTTCCAAGGGTCTTGCCGTGCTCTCCATAACTGGATGAGTTTGGATAGCCATGACTACATGGCTGTGGGAACAAACCTTCGCTACTACATTGAATGGGGCGGGCAATTTTATAATGTCACCCCTATCCGCGCCACAGCTTCTTTGAACAATCCGTTTGTTGCCACGAACGGTTCGAGCACGCTCGTCGTAAATGACGTGGCTCATGGCGCTGTTGAAAACGACTTCGTCACCTTCTCGGGTGCGTCGTCCCTCGGCGGCAATGTGACGGCAGGCATCTTGAATCGGACTTATCAGGTCTCCAAGGTTAACAGCAGCAGCCAGTACGAAGTTACCCTCTCCGTTACAGCCAATGCTTCCGATACGGGCAACGGCGGGAACCCGGTTACGGCCACCTATGAAATCAACACCGGCCTAGATACGCAGGTTGGCGGTGTCGGCTGGGGCGCCGGCACTTGGGGCCGTGGTACGTGGGGCAGTGCCACAACGGTTTCAGCCACGAACACCCTCCGTATTTGGTCGCAAGACAACTACGGTGAAGACCTGATCTTCTGCATCCGTAACGGCGGCATTTATTATTGGGACGCTTCGGGGGTTACCGGGTCCAGCATTACAACGCGCGGCGTCGAACTTGATAGCCTTTCGTCTGACCCGATGTGCCCGACGATTGCCAAGCAGGTTCTGGTCTCTGACCGTGATCGGCATGTCATGGTGTTTGGTGCCGACTACGGAGACGGCGTTCAGGACCCGATGAGCATCCGGTTCAGCGGTCAGGAAGATCCCTATCTTTGGACCCCTGCTCCCACCAATACGGCGGGTGACCTGCGCTTGGGCAACGGCAGTGAGATCATCCGTGCTGTCGAAACCAAGCGTGCCGTTCTGGTCTTCACCGATTCGGCGCTCTATTCGCTGCAATTCATTGGTCCGCCCTACACGTTTGGTGTCGAACAGATCTCGTCTAACGTCACGCTGATGGGGTACAACTCCGCCGTGGCGGTGGACGACAACGTCTTCTGGATGGGCAAAGACAACTTCTACGCCTACAGCGGCCAGACCTTACAGATCGAATGCCCGCTGAAGGAGTTTGTGTTCCACGACTTGAACACCGCCCAAAGCGACAAGGTGTTTGCTTCCTTGAACTCTTCGTTCAACGAGGTGACGTGGTTTTATCCGTCCTTGGATTCTGAGGAAAACGATAGCTACGTCACGTTCAACTATCAGGAAAAGGCGTGGACCTACGGCACGCTGTCCCGCACGGCGTGGATTGATCGCGGCCTGCGAACTTATCCTGTCGCAACGACGACGGGCGAGACCTACAACTACATGTACAACCATGAGTTGGGGCGCAGCGACGGCAGCACAAATCCCCCCGGCCCGCTCCCGGCCTTCATTGAAAGTTCGCCCATTGATATCGGTGACGGCGATCAGTTCATGCTGCTCCGCCGCATCATCCCCGATCTTGCAATCCAAGGCGTGGATGCCGTCAGCCCGACGGTGACGATGAGCCTCAAGATGCAGGACTATCCAGGGCAGAACTACACCCAAACGGATTCGTCTCCTGTGACTCGTACCGCTCGTGTTCCGATTGAGCAGTACACCAATCAGTGCTTCGTTCGTTTGCGCGGGCGCTCCGTTGTGATGCGCGTCGAGAGCAATGAAGCTGAGATGGGCTGGCGTTTGGGCAGCCCACGTCTTGACCTCATACCGGATGGGCGACGCTAATGGATGTTCGGGTCCAGCTACCGCTCTTTCCAGCGGCTCCGGCCAACTACTCACAGGTCTACTTCAACGATCTGATGGGTGCGCTGAATCGTCTGACGCGAGTCCTGATCACACCGGGCGAAGGACGACAGACCATTATCGTCTTGACGGACTTGCCCACGAACGATCAGGGCCTTGAGCCGGGGACCACGTTCCAAGTAGACGGGGTCCTTTATGTGAGCGTGTTATACAAGGCTTTTCTGGCAGGCACTTCTGCTACAGGTGCGGTCGGAACGGTTGCTGTGACGGTGTAAAAAGGGTAGGTTGAGGGGCCGATTTCAGGAGTACGGCCCCTGCTTTTACCCAATTGAGGACATTAGGTATGCAGGGTATCGCAGCACTTCCTAGCGGCATGGCCCCCGGCGGGGCAGAAGAACCAGCCATCGGAGCCTTGTCCGCCCAAGAAGCGGCAACGCTTGGCCGTCTGCTGACCAAAGTATCTCAGGATGAGATAACCCAGCTCCGTGAGCTGTCCGACGATCTTAAAGAATTTTCGCTGCCCGAGTTGAAGGACTTCCTCGGCGGCGTTGACTATATCATGCAGAACGCTGGGAACTATAAGCAATCTGTGCGCAATCTGATCTCGCGCGGGATTGTTGAACCTGGCGATCTTCCTGCTGATTACATCCCGACCTTCTACGCTATTCTTCGCCAGATGATTGTCACCGCTATGCAAGGCGAAGAGATGGGCGCCGAGATGCCTGCCTTTGCTAAGGGCGGTCTGGTCGATATGGCCAAGAAGGTGGCGAAAGCTGGTCGGCACGGGGACACGATGCTGGCGCACATCACGCCGCGTGAAGCTGCCATGCTGAAGCAGGCCGGTGGCGCAGGCACCATCAACCCGGCAACGGGTCTTGTTGAATACAAGAGCTTCTGGTCCAAGGTCGGCAGCTTCTTGAAAAAGGCCGCGCCGGTCATTCTTCCGGTGGCCTTGAGCTTTATCCCCGGCATTGGCCCTGCACTCGGTGCTGCTGTCGGCTTCTCCGGAGCTGCTGCTGCGACGGCCGGCAGCACCATTCTTGGTGCGGTTGGTGCGGGTGTCGGTGGCTTGATTGCTGGTCAGAAGCCGGGGCAAGCTCTTTTGTCCGCGGCCCTTGGTGGTCTTGGCGGGTATGCCGCGTCTCAGTTTGCACCGGGTGGACTGTCCGGCTTGTTCTCGGGCGGAGCGACAGGAGCCGAAGGCGCAGAGAATGCAGCTTCCTTGTTTCAATCTGGTCCTAGCGGGGCTAACCCCACCGTCGGAGTCGATCCCACTACCGGGGCGGCGTCCACGGCTTCTAATGCCGTTCGCGCCACCGTTCCCCTTCCCCCGGTTGGTCGCCCTGATGTGGCTATTAGCGCCCCGATGGCCCAAGCCGCTACCGACGCGGCAGGTGTCAGCGGGGGACTGGGCAATCTGTTTGGCGGCGTCGGTAACTTCGTCGCGAAGAATCCGCTCATGGCGCTTGGTCTTGCAGGCGCAGCGGGCATGGCCTTTGGCGGTTCGGGCAAGCAGGGAGCAGCAGCGCCCACGGACCTTGGTCCAACGGGCGTGCAACTCTTGCAGCAGAACCCCGCTCAGTACGGCTTCAATGTTGCTAACTTCCAAGCCCAGCCGGTCAATGCTCAGATCGTTCCGACTGGAAACGCGATGATGTACGGACCGCGCTTTGCTGCGTCTGGTGGCCACATTTCTGGTCCAGGCACGGGCACTAGCGACGATGTCCCGGCTATGCTGAGCGACGGCGAATTTGTTTTGACGGCCAAAGCCGTTCGTGGAGCAGGCAATGGTAGCCGGCACGAGGGTGCCAAGAAGCTCTACAAACTCATGAATGATCTCGAAAAGAGGGCCTGATCGTGGCGGATACTACAACCCAAACGCAAATCGTTCGCGAAGCCCCAGAGATTGAAGCCTATAAGCTTGGGCTTCTTCAGCTTGCGAAAGAACGTGGAGCGATTCCTGTAACGCTTCCGGACTATCAGGTTGCAGGGTTTTCTCCGGAGCAAAGACAAGCTTTTGAAATGGCCCAGCTTGGGGTCGGGACCTATCTCCCGTTCCTCATGCAATCGCAGAATGCAATTCAGCAAGCTGGCGGTATGTACGCCGGCTTGCCCATGTACGGCTTGCAAGCTCGCGGCGCTCTACAAGAAGCGCGTAACTACGCGACGGGTCAGGCTGGACAAGCACTGCGCAGCGCCAACGAACTGTCGGCCTTGGGTCTTGGCTACGGGCAGGAAGCTGCACGTATTGCTGGGACGGCCGGAACGACGGCGGGCGGCTACGCTCAGTACGGCTCTGACATCGCCAACATCTACGGTTCCGGCGCTTCTCAAGCGGGCTTCATGGGTGCGCAGGGGTACGACCCCAACATGAGCGCATCTTACATGAACCCGTATCAGCAGGCTGTGACGGAAAACACCCTGCGTGAAATGCGCCGTCAGGCGGATATCGGCCGTGGTCAGTTGGCCGCGCAGGCTGTTCGCTCTGGCGCGTTCGGTGGTTCGCGTGAAGGCATCCAGCGTTCGGAGTACGAGCGCAACGTGCAGGATCAGATGGCCCGCACGGCGCAGGCCGACTACGCTCAGAACTACCTGCAAGCGCAGCAGGCTTCGATGAACGCCTTCCAGAACCAGCAGGCTCGCATGCAGCAGGCTGGCAATCTGGCGCTTGGCGCCGGTCAGCTTCAGACAAATGCTGCGCAGAACGCTGGTCAGGGCATTGCGTCTAGCGGGCAGATGGCTTCGCAAGCTTATCAAAACATGGGACAGCTTGCGCAACAGGCCTCACAGGGAACAGGATCCCTCGGATTGCAGGCAGGCCAGCTCGGCTTGTCGGCGGGCCAAGCTCTTGGTCAGGCAGAAGTGTCGGCCGGCCAGCTCCAGCAGGCGGGTGCCGGTGGCATTGCGGGTCTCGGGACGCAGCTCCAGAACCTTGGTCAAACGTCCTCGGGCTTGGTGCAGGGCGACACGTCCTTCATGTACAACCTCGGTCAGCAGGTCCAGAACCTCAACCAAAAGCAGCTCGACGCTCAGCGTGCCAGCGATTTGCAAGCGCAGTACGAGCCGTTCCAGCGTATCTCCTTCATGTCGGACATCTACAAGGGTGCGCCGTCTTCGCAGCAGACGATTGCAACATCGACTGCTCCGACAGCGTCCCCGATTTCTCAGGCCACGGGTCTCGGCATCGCTGGTCTGTCCGCCTACAACTTGATGAAGTGAGGCCTCTATGAGCCGCGTTCTCGCCCGTCCAATGTTTAAGAAGAAGGCCCCGAAGCGTTCGTCTAAGGGGGTCGGTATCACGTCCGGTCTGATGGACGACCTAGCGGGCTACGCCGAAGGCGGCGAGGTTACGGACGACCGCACAGAGCGCGAGCGTCTTGCGCGTCAGCTTCTTGAACAGAACCGCGACGAGAACCGCGACGAGAACAGCGACTATCAGACGTTTGCCGAAGGCGAGCGTCCGCAGATGTACCGTCCTCCGGCCACGGCCCCCGGTATGGTTCCGCAGCCCCAGCCGAATCCGCAGCAGATGCAGGCGATGCAGATGCAGCGCATGGCTCAGATGGGGATGATTCCCCGCTTTCAGAGGGGCGGTCTCGCCACCTCTGGGATGGGTGTAATAGGCGACAGTGTTCCAGTCCTCGTCCCAGGACAAGATCCCTTTGCTGCCCCCGCAGAAATGGGCGCTCCTTCTATCCCGTTAGACATTCCTCCCCCGGTGATGGATGGTCGCGAACCTGCTGCTGAAGCTCGTCCATATGTTCCAAAGACAGCCGCCGGTCGTGGCTTATACAGCTTGATCGCTGCAACCCCAAGTCGCCTTGCTGCGGTGGATAAGTCTCAAGAGGAAATGCGGCGCCAACAAGCTATTGAAGAGGCAAGAAACAAAAACCCCGTTCCAGGAATCTTTACTGAAGCCTCGGAAGAAGAACGAGCTGCGGCAATCAAAAGACAGGAAGACGCCGTTAGAGAAGCCCGTTACTTATCCGGGGCAAATGATATTCCTCGTAGTGAGTATGAACGGGAAGCCTCTCGCGCCAAAAGTCTTGGATCTCTCCCGTTTAGCCCCACTGAAAAAGAAAAGAAAAAGATCGATCTTCCTCCGGGAGAAGATGAAAAGAAACAGGGATCTGACAAGAGAACGGATCTGTCCGACATCAAGGCCGAACGCGCTGCAAAAGCGGAAGAGGCCCGTCGTGAAAACATGTGGCTTGCTCTTATGCAGGCCGGTCTTGCTATTGCCGGAGGCAAAAGCTCGAACGCCATCACCAACATTGGTCAGGGTGGTCAAGCGGGCCTTGCTTCTTTCGTCGCTTTGGAACAGCAGCGCCGCCGCGACGAAGATGCCGCTGTGCGCCGTGACTTGGCGCAGCGTGAGTATCAATTGCAGGAACGCCGCTTGAATATGATGGAGCCTGTTTATCAAGCGCAGGCGATGTCTCCGGTGATTCGGGCTCAGATTGCCGCAGCACGTACGCAAGCAGATTTAAACAAGGCGCTTGGCAACGCTAGGCTTCAAGCGATCCGAGATGTTCGGGCGGAGGTTCAAAAGAACCCCATGAACTACACGGGCAAGGACGGCAAACCGGATCAGCTTAAAATTCAAACTGAAATCGCCGCTAGGCAGCGTGAGTACGCTCAGACAAAAGGCGGGAGCATGCCTTCTGCCTCTGGTGGAACGGGCGGTCTCGGGTTAGATTTGCCTGACGAATACGACCTCGGGGACTAAGACATGGCGACATTGAAGGAAATTCGGCAGGCGTTTCCTGAGTACGCCTCCGTCCCGGACGATGTCCTGTCTGACGCCCTTTTCAAAAAGTACGGCGGCGATCAAGAGAAAGCCGACTTCAACTTGGAACTCCAAGGCCGTGGTCCAAGGGTAGGCCCATTCCGTGCAGGCATCGAAGGCCTGAAGGGCGCAGCCGAAACGGCGGTTGCCCGTGGCGCTCAAGCTCTTGGCGCAGAAGAGACCGCCAAAGAATATCTTGGTCGGGCGGAGGAGCGACAGGCAGATATTGCTGCCCGCTACCAGCCTGAGACCCGCAGCTTTGAAGACGTAGACAGTGCGTACAAGTTCGGCCGCTATCTTTATGAACGCTTTGGCGAATCGGCCCCGCAAATGCTTCTACAAGTTGGCGGCGGCATTGGTGGTCTGGCATTGCGTGGTGCTGCTGGCGCCGTTGGTCTTGCTGCGGCTCGCGGCCTTTCGCCAACAGCCGCTGCGTCACTTGGCGCGACAGCCGCGGGTACGGGTGCGTACACCGGCTACAATATCCAACGTCAAATGGAGGAAGGCACTCCGTTTGAGGAAACGTCCTTGGGCGCTGCTGGTGCTGCGGCTCTTGGCCAGTCGGCGCTGGACACGCTGTCTCTTGCAACCATCCTTCGTGGATTCCCTGGCTTGTCTGCGGGTCAGGCTGGCAGTCGTGTTGCGGCAGCAGTCCGCCGTGGTGTTGAAGGCGGCGCAACAGAAGCTCTGACAGAATCTGGTCAGCAGGCTCTTGAGATCCTGCAAGCCAACCCGGAAAAGCTCATGAGCTTTAGCCCGGAGGTTCAGAACGAACTCAAAGAAGCCGCTATTGCCGGCGGCCTGTTGGGTGGTGCGCTTGGTGGCGCAGGTGGTGCGATCTCATACCGCAAGCCACGCACAGAAACTCCCGTCAAACCCGGCATGGAAGCAGAAGCCCCGGCTGCGGAAGGCGAGGGTGCGGCCGCAACGGGTGAAGGCGAAGCCGTTGTTGAAGGCGCAGCTCCTCCTCCCGGTGGCGAAGCCGTTGTTGAGGGGGCAACTCCTCCTCCGGTAGAAGGTGCTGCGGCACCGATCTCTGAAACACCTGTTGCGGAAACCCCCGTCTCCGAACCTCCGGCTATGGCGCCAGCTCCGCGTGCAGCGCCCGAACCGGTTGCTACAGAACCTGCCGCTGCGCCCGAACCCGTTAGCGTTGAACCTGTTCCTTCGACCACGGTCCAAGGTCCAGCTCCTGCACAAGCCGCCCCTCTTCCGGGTGAAGTCGTTGAGCCGTTCAAACTTGAGAACGTCCCGCCGCTCCCGAAGAAGTTGGCCGCAGGCGATCCAAAGTATGACAAGTTCCGCTTGCAGTTCCCGTCCGGAATTGAGCGGGCACTGTTCCAGATTTCTAAAGCGAACCCGACGAAGCTTGATCTGGAATACCGCGATTGGCTCAAGGGCCAAGGTCTGACAGACCCACAGATCACGGACTACGGTAAGCAGCTTCGCGCACAATTGAAGCAGCAGTTCCGCGGCATGAAGAATGAACCGGCCACGACACCTATGGTTGTGCAGCCGTTCACTCCTGCTGCACCACGCCCTGTTCAAACAGCTCCGGCAGCTATTGCGGAAACTCCGCCACCCGCTGAGACGCCAGTTCCTGTTGTGGCAGAACCCGCAACACCGCCCGTGGAGCAAGCTCCTCCGACCACGGTCCAAGCACAACCAGCTCCGCCTCCTCCGCAGACGGCGCCGTTCACTCGCGCCCCGTCTACGTTTAAGATTTCTCCGAAGTTCGAACAGGAACTTGAAGGGTACATCCCGGGCATCGGTGGGGTTCTGCGAGAGATTCAGCAGAATCTGTTCCCCGGTACAGAGCTGAACGTCACACGTTCGCAAGAACGCGCCCGTCATCGCGGCAAGATGACTACGTTCATGGGCGGATGGAATGCCAATAACATGGTCATGCGTCTTAACGTAGACGCTTTGAAAAAGGAGTTCGCTGGAAAGCCAGAAGCTTTCAAAGCGAAACTTCTTCATACGATCTTCCACGAGATGGCCCATCCCGTAGAGTATTTCTACGTGGCCAATGCCGACAACGAAACTCTGTCCGCGATCCTTCAGCAATACGTCAAGGATCGTAACCCGAGTTCGATGCAGCGTTCCCTTCTCGTTAAGGGATTGATCGAAACCCGTAAGGGTGGCGATCTTGGTCCTGTGCTTGACCGGATGCTGAAAGCGACAGGACTGTCACGCAAGCAGTACGAAACTTTCCTTGCGAGCGAATCCAAGACAACAGGCGATGCGCTTGTTCGCAAGCAGGAGTTTGCTTCTCGCTATCAACGCTCGTTCTCTGAATGGGTGGCTGAGAAGGGTGCTGAGTTCTACACGAAGAACTTGGATCAGCTTGTTCCGAAGACTGTGTTCGAAAAGTTTCAGAAAGACATCTTGGAACTTCTCCGCGATCTTTATTCACGCATCGCCAAGATGCTTGGCATGCCGGAAACAGAAGGCGCATTTGAGCGTCTGATGAAAGATAAGTACGGTAAGGTTAAGAGAACTCCGAACGCTACGGTTGTTGCACTGGAACTATTGCAGTTAAGGCCTGAGTACATCGGAAAAAAGGGCAAGGCTCTTGAGGCCGGGGCGCAGACTGCTGTCGTTACTGATCAAGACACAACCGCTGCGGAAGCTCCTGCCGATGTTGAGTCTGCCACACAGAAGCTGGCGAAGGTTTATACGAAGCCAGAATCCATGGGATTCAAAGGTTTCTTGAAGGCTGTCAAAGAAGCTTACGACTCTGGTTCTTATAAGAATCTCGGAGACAAAATTGCTTACGCTCTGACGGACCGCTTTATTTATGTGAAGCGGATGCAAGAGCGTTACGTTGACTTCCTAAAGAAACAGGGTTTGAAGCTGGAAGCCGCATACGATGATCGTCATGCGCTTGCAGCAAACCTGTCTCCGTACGCTGCGATCCTTGGACGCGAGAACGTCCTCGGCATGTTAGAGACGCTGATCAAGTTTGGCGGCGTTCCGGTTATCAAGAAGTTTTCCAAGTCAAAAGATCCGCTTGAGCAATCGCTCGACGGCATGCTTCTCGTTGACAACACGAACAACAAGGTTGGTCTTACCTTCTTGGCGGATCTCATCCGGGCAGAGAAGCTCGACGCCTTCAAATATTACTCAATGGCAAAGCGTGTCCTTGGCCGCTACGCAGACAAGCAGGCCCCCATCACCAAGGCCGAAGCCCAAGCGATTATTGATCACTACGGCAAAGATCCTGTTGTCACGAAGGCCTATCAAGATTATCAGAATTTCAACAAGGCCTTGATGCAAATGGCCGTGGACGCTGGTGTGATCTCACAAGATGTCGCCAACGAATTCACAAAGCACAACGACTATTACCCCTTCTATCGTGAGATGGATGAGACGGGTCGTTACACCGGGCCACTCTTCACCTCGGGCGTCCTCACACGGACCAAGATCCAGCAGGCGATGGGCGGAACGGAGCAGCTACAGGCTGATCCCGTTGAAGTCATCATGAAGAACGCACAGTTCTGGATGCACTCGGCCTCCAAGAATCTTGCGTCGAACAAGATCTTCACGATGATGGAAGGTTTGGGAGAAGCACAGAAGATCAAGAAGGGCGCGAAGCTTCCTCCTGATCAGAGCGAAGGTGTTACCCGTGTCAACGGTGTCGAGCAGTATTATGCTTTGAAAGATCCCGTTATGGCCGCGGCCCTTGAAACAACGGGGGCTTACCAGCTTCCAAACTGGACAAGGATTCCTGGCAAGTTCACGCAGTTCTATCGTGAGCTTGTGACACGGTCCCCGGACTTCATCTTAAAGAACGTGATCCGTGATCCCGTTCAAGCGTTTGTTACGAGCGGCGTATCGTTCAACCCGTTCAACGCGATCCAGCGTTTTGTCAAAGGCGTCACTGATCCACAGTCCATGACGGAGATGCAGGCCATCCAGAACTGGGGTATCAAGGGCGGTTATCGTTCTATCCCCGGCGTCGAGGATGCGACACAACTTCTCAACGAGAACTTCAAGCCCACCTCGAACGGGGTTTACGTTGTCCCTAACGGTCGCGTTCTAAGCGGGATTATCTCAAAGGTTTGGAACAAGCTTGGCGATATCTCCGAGGCTTCCGACGCGGCCACTCGTACGGAAATTTACCGGCAGGTTTTGGAAAAGACAGGCAACGAAGCCGAAGCTGCGTTCCGTGCGCAGGAGGTGATTAACTTCCGCAAGCAGGGCGCAAGTTCCATCGTTCGCTACATGTCCATCATGATCCCGTTCGTTAACGGGCGTCTGCAAGGTATGGACGTGACGGCTCGTGCGTTTGGACCCAAGGCCTTCGCCAACACGATGATCAAAGGCGGGTATCTCTTCGGTGTATCCATGGCGCTGCAAGCCATGTTCGGAGACGATGACGAATACAAGCAGCTCCCCGATTATGTTCGCTACGGATCTCTTCCTATTCCCCTAAAGCTTTTGGGTTTTGACGGGGGCTTTCTTGCGATTCCAAAATCGTTTGAAATCGGGTTCGTTTTCCAGACATTCCCGGAGATCCTTGTTCAAGCGGCAATGGGTAACATTGAAAACCGCGACATTCCGAAGGCTGCATGGGAACAGCTCAAGTCAACATTCGGGGTCAGCCCGTTCCCACAGATTGCGGCTCCGCTGTTTGAACTTGCGTTTAACCGTTCTAGCTTGACGGGTCTGCCCATCGTTACTGAGGCGCAGAAGAACCTGCCGGCCGAACTGCAATACACATCGGCAACCTCCGACGTAGTGAAGAATCTGGCCGGTGCCGCGGGCCTGTCCCCGGTGCAGGTCGAAGCGTTGATCAAAGGCTATGGCGGTCAGATCGTCACCAGCGTTCTGGGTCTGGTGGACGGCATGTACCGTTCTGCCACCGGCACGGGCGTCGAGAAGGATTGGACACAATACCCCACAATCTCGACGTTCCTAAAGACGGCGCAGAACACCAACCCGAAAGGCGTTGCTGACATCTACCGTCTGTCGGCAGAGATCCAAGGGGTGACCACGGCCATCAACACCTACGTTGCACAGGGTCGTGCGGATCTCGCGCAGGAACTGATGAAGAAGAACGAAGGCCTGCTAGCAATGAAGCAGTCCGTTACCGGTCTCCGCACTCAGCTCAACACGCTAAGCCGCAACGAGCGGATGATCGTAAACAATCCGAACATCCCGCAGGATCAAAAGGAAACTCAGGTCGAACAGATCCGCGAGGCCCGCCGTCAAATTGGCAAGGTCATGACGGAGAACCTGATCGATAAGACCGGTAAGTGATCAGATAAGCCAGTCCTTATAACCTTCCGCGAGAACCTCAGACGCAATGTTGATCTTCTCGCGGAGGGCCTTGAGGATCTTCTCATCGACCGTGCCTTCCGTGACGATGTCGATATAAGTCACGGCCTTCTTCTGGCCGATACGATGACAACGGTCCTCGGACTGTAGGCGCACTTCCAGATCGTAGTTGTTCGAGAAGTACACCATGGTCGAAGCTTCGGTGAGCGTCAGCCCATAGCCCCCGGTCCGTGGCTGGCCCACGAAGAACCGCAGCGGGTGATCCGGATTCTGGAAGTCGATCACCATCTTCTGCCGGTCATCGGCCTTCGTCTCACCGTAGTACACGCGAACGGATTCCTCACCGTACTCCTTGGCCAGCTTGTCGCGAATCATTTCCAGATCGTAGGTGTAGTTGGCCCAGATGATGACCTTGCCGTCCACTTCCTCCAGCACGTCCATCAACTCATCGAACTTGTTGCTGTGCATGTTGATGACCGTACCGTCGTCCGCCTTGAAATAGCCGGAGCAGATCTGTTGCAAACGAAGGATCTGGGTCAGGACGTTCTGCGCGGTGAGCAGCTTGCCATCCAATTCTGCAATAGCTTGCTTCTTGATCCGCGCGTAGAGCAGAGCTTGCTCGTCTGTCAGCTCCACGCTGCGCTTCATGTAGATCTTTTCGGGCAGATCCAAGCAGTCCTTCTTCAGGATGCGGTACGAGAATCGGTCCAACTTGTCCGTCAGCTCGCTCAGGTTCTGATACCCGACGACCTGATTGAAAGAGTGCGATCCGACGCTGCGCTTTTGCAGCCGGCAGTACCGCGCCTGAAATGAGTAGAAGGAGTTGAATCCGAGCAGACTTGGATCCAAGAAACCGCACTGGCTGTAAAGATCCATGGGGCTCTTGGTGATTGGGGACCCCGTCATGATTCGCTTGTACTTGGCCAGCATGCCGACGCGGATGCAGTTCTTCGTGCGCTTAGCCTGACCATTCTTGATCGTCGTACTTTCGTCTATGGCCATGAGGGCGCCGTGCTTGCGGAGGAAGTCCATCGCGTAGTTGGTGCCGCGCTGCGTCGAGAAGGCCTCGACGTTCATGATCAGAACCTTGAACTTGCCGTCCTTCTCAAGCCCTCGCTTGAGTTCCGCTTCCTGCTTCTTAGTGTTTGATGGCGACCAGACCACAACATCTAGTGGTACGTGGTCCGGCAAGTGCTTGGGAAGTTCAGTGAGCTGCCAGTTTTTGTAGACGCCCTTGGGCGCTACGATTAGCGCAGCTTCGATTTCGTTTGCGTCCCAAAGGAAAGCCAGCGAATCGATAAGGATCTTTGATTTGCCTGTCCCCATCTCCGCAAACAATGCGTAGTCCGACTTCTTCCAAGAACGTGCAAGGGCGTCTTGCTGATGCCGGTACGGTTTGAACTTGAATGGGTAATTGTCGTAGGTCACGGTGCTCATGATTGGTTGCCCCTTTCTATCGGCTGATCCTCAGAATAGTGAGGCCGAAAAAAATTTCAAGACCCCCGCTTGACGAATCACGGTCCACGGTCCACGTTAGTCACCCTGACGGGAGAGAGCCGTGACTGTTTACATCACACATGAAGTTAGAGGACGCGATCTGTCGAACGCCTTGTCGTTCGGAGATCTTGAAATCCTTGTTCCCGCAGATCGGCAAGCGTTCGAAGGCAGCGACATGATTGCTGTCAGCGATATGATTGCAGATGGGTTGGAGGGTTTCAACGACGAAGACTACCTGCTGTTAGCTGGAGATCCAGTTTTCATCGGGCTCGCATGCGCTTGGGCGGCCGAGTACAACTCGGGACGTTTCCGGGTGCTAAAGTGGGATCGGCTAGAGGAGAGATACCTGCCGATCCAATTGGACATGTGGAACGAGGAGAGATTCCCATGATTGATTTCGAAGACGCCGTAATAGAGCTTACGCAAGTAGGCGACAAGGACCTGAAGGCTGTGGCTGATCTGGTCCGCCAGCAGCTCGTGCTTGAGAGACGCATCGAGGATCTTGAGGACGAGCTGAAACGTACGCAACAAAACCTCGCAAAGATTTCTCAGGAGATCTTGCCCGAGGCTCTTGCGGAACACGGACTATCCGAGCTTAAAATGGAAGACGGTTCTAAGATCACCGTCTCGCAATTCATCCAGGCACACATCTCGAAAGAGAAGCAGGAAGAAGCCTTTGATTGGTTGCGTGATCATGACTTCGATGACTTGATCAAGAACGTCGTGTCATTGGAGTTCGGCAAGGGCGAAGACGATCACGCCCGCGATGTAATGGAGGCGCTGACAAACCGTGGCTACTGGCCACAGAACAAGCAGTCTGTCCATCCGTCTACGTTGAAAGCGTTCGTCAAGGAGCAGGTGGAGAAGGGCGCAGAAATCCCGTCTGACCTGTTCGGTATCTTCATCGGCAAAAAAGCCGTGATCAAGAAAGGCAAGTAAGATGTCTAAGAATGCTGTTGCAGTAAAGGAAGAGAAGAGCACCGCTGTTGCGATTGCCTCTGACTTCGAAGCGTTCGCCGGCATGGGCATGGAGCAAGTTGGCACCGAAGATATGTCGGTGCCGTTCCTCCGCATCCTTGCTCAGCTTTCACCGCAGGTGAACAAGCGCGATGGTGCGTATGTTGAGGGAGCCGAACCCGGCTTCATCTACAACACTGTCGCCAACGAGGCATACGATGGGGACGCCGGCATCCAAGTGATTCCGTGCTACTACAGCCGTCGCCTTGTTGAGTGGAAGCCGCGTGAGAAAGGCGGCGGGTATGTGGGCAGCTATGCTGCTACGGATCCGATTGCGAACACGACATACCGTGATGATCGCGGTAACGATGTGCTGCCGAACGGCAACCTGTTGTCGAACACAGCACAGTTCTTCGTGATCCTTATGCACCCAACGATGGGACCGCAGCGTTGCCTGATCACCATGACCAGCACGCAGCTCAAGAAAGCCCGCAAGTGGGTGACGCAGATGCAATCGCTGACAGCTACCGGAAAGAACGGGAACCTGTTCACGTTGCCAATGATGTCGCAGGTATATCGTCTGCGCACAACTGAAGAGCGTAACGACAAGGGTTCGTGGTTCGGCTGGGAGATCTCACGCGTGGGTCCAGTCGAAGACAAGAACCTCTTCAACCTTGCTGTCGAGTTCTCGAAGTCGGTAGCCAAGGGCGAAGTTCAGGTGAAGGAAGAGCAGGGTTCGGACGACACCCGCCGCTCCTCTGGCGGCGACGAAGACGCGCCGTTCTGATTGTACTGGGGAGGCCTCGTGCCTCCCCTTTCCCCACCTGTTCGGAATGATTTACCATGGAACTCGCAGCACGATTCCATTCGCTGTTTGCTGGGAATGAGAGAGCGCACGGGACGTTCAGCGTCAACGCTGACCGCGCTACAGACGGAAAGAAAACCGGTACTGCGCGAGTCCTCCGTGAACCTCCGACCACGGACCTTTGGTCTAAGCACCTCAAGGGTGAGTCGGGTCTTGGCATCATCCCAATCAAGGACAACAACTGCTGTCATTGGGGCGCCATCGATATCGATGTGTACAATCTTGACCACGCTGCACTAATCAAGCAGGTCGAGAAGCACAACCTACCGGGCATTGTCTGCCGTAGTAAATCCGGCGGCGCTCACCTGTTTTTCTTTTTCGACAAGGAAGTTCCGGCCGAGGACCTTCAACCAAAGCTAATCAGCATTGCTGCAATGCTTGGTTACGGTGGATCCGAAGTGTTCCCGAAGCAGCAGAAGATCCTTGCTGATCGTGGTGACACAGGCAACTTCCTTAACATGCCGTACTTCTCTGGCACTCGCACGACACGTTACGGCTACAACAACCAGAACGAAAGTCTCGGACCGGCGGAGTTCATCGAGTTTGCCGAGAGCCGAACCATTGCACCCGACACATTCTTGGAGCTACGCACACAGCCCAAGAAAGCAGAAGAGCTGCTGCCCAAAGGACCGCCATGCTTGCAGCATCTTGCCGCGCAGGGGTTTGGTGAAGGCTCGCGCAACAACGCACTGTTCAACCTTGGCGTCTACTGCCGCATGTCCAACCCCGACAAGTGGGAAGAGGATCTGCACAAGTACAATATGAAATACATGGTGCCGCCGCTCGATAGCAAAGAGGTGGAGATCGTCATCAGCCAGCTTCGCAAGAAGGAATACTTCTACAAGTGCGAAGACCAACCCATCGTGTCCTTCTGCAACAAGGACGTGTGCATCACGCGCAAGTTCGGCATCGGCCCCGGCCAACGGTCCAATGACCTTGGCTCACTGACCAAGATCGACGGCGATCCTCCGGTCTGGATCCTCGACGTGGACGGCAAGCGTGTCGAACTTGGCACTGATGCCTTCGTTAATCAGAAGGCGTTCCAGCGTGACTGCATGAACCAGATCAACGTCATGCCCCGCACCATGAGTGCGAAGGCGTGGGAGGCACGCATCCAAGTGATGCTGGCCAGCCTGACGATTGTTGAAGTTCCGCCTGAAGCCACAAGCAAGGGTGAGTTCTTTGATCTCCTCACCACCTTCTGTTGCGACCGAGCGAAGGGTGTTGATCGAGAAGACATCCTGCAAGGCATTGCCGTGTGGACCGACGGCCGCGTCTACTTTCAAGTCAAGGATCTCAAGAAGCATCTGGCTCAATATCAATTCACCTCATACACCGCCGTCAAGATTGGCCTCCGCCTAAAAGAGATGGGCGCAGAGAAAACCTTTTGGAATATTAAAGGCCGCGGTGTCCATGTGTGGGGCATGCCACAGAAATCATTCGACGGACATCAAGAGGTGGTGATGGAGCTGCCGCCGCTGCGCAGCGAGGAAGCGGACATTCTCTGATGCACATCATCCTCGGCCCGCCTGGCACAGGGAAGACAACGAAACTCCTGACGCTAGTCGAGGAGTTCATGGACCGTGGTGTCCCGCCAGATCGTATCGGATACTTCAGTTTCACCAGGCAAGCTGCAATGGAAGCGATCAGTCGCGCGGTCCGCCGCTTCCGCTTGTCGCCCAAGGATCTGCCCTACTTCCGCACTCTCCACAGTTTCGCAATGCTTCGCTGTGGCATTGACAAAAAGAATGTCATGACGTGGAAGCACTACGAAGAGGCCGCGAACTGGCTCCGCATCGGGCAGTTTCAAGAACTGGCCCCGCCCTCTGACGGACCGTATCAAGAATACGGCTTCGGTGATCGCTTCCTTGAGGTGATCAACATGTCGCGCATCTGCCTCTTGCCACTTCGGGAAGTCTACAACCGCTCCTCCGTGCCAATGACTACGGACTGGGCCAAGGTCGATTATGTTGACCGGGGCCTTCGGTTCTTCAAGAAAACCAATAACCTTTATGATTTCACCGACATGATCGAGATGTTCATCGAACAGCAGCTCTCCCCACAGTTCGATGTCGTGTTTGTAGATGAGGTCCAAGATCTGTCGCCAATCCAATGGCGCATGGTCGAACTCATCTCGAAGTTTTCCAAACAGGTTATCGTGGCAGGAGACGATGATCAGGCGATTTATAGATGGGCGGGGGCGGACGTAGACTACTTCATTCGTCTCGCCGGGACACAAGAGATATTGGGACAGAGCTTTCGTATTCCTGCCAGTCATCATGCGATCAGCCAGCGCCTCATCCACCAGGTTCATCATCGCCGGCAGAAAGAGTTTCGTCCGCGCGACGAGGAGGGTTTAGTCGAGTGGCATCGCCACAGCGAGGAAGTTAACCTAGAAAATGGTGATTGGCTATTGCTGTCCCGCACACGTAGGGGCGCAAAACAAATCGAACAAGAAGTGCGGCAGCGCGGTTTGTTATACTCGTTCAACCTCAGCTCTGACGTAGACAGTGGAGCACTCAACGCAATCCGCATGTGGGAGCAACTGCGCAACGGTGAGTTGCTGTCAGCCGCAGATGTTCGCCATGTCTATCGGCACATGAATCTTCACGAGCAGATCAAACGCGGCCACAAGACGCTGCCGAATGTTGAAGGCGATCAGCTCTTGAGCATCGAGCAACTGACCTCGGACCATGGACTAATGACCAAGGCTCCATGGGACGAAGCACTCGGCGCAATCCCCGAGGAAGACAAGCGTTACTTCCGGGCGTGCATCCGTCGAGGCGAGCGTGTTGATGCGAAGCCTCGTATTCGGATCTCAACAATCCACACGGCAAAGGGAGCAGAGGCTACCAATGTCATGCTCATGACGGATTATCCATCTAAAGCTGTAAACTCGGTGCGAAAGGGTATACACTCTGAGGACGACGAAGCCCGCGTCTTTTATGTGGGGCTGACTCGGGCGAAGAAAGAGCTTCACCTGATCCATCCAATGAGCGGCAAGGGTTATCCAATCCCATGAAAAAGAATCGCGAAGTGTTGGCCTATTGCCTATGCGGCCGCATGGAAGAAATCACCACCCTTCAGAAGGTCAAGAACAAGTGGCCTTTCTGTAATTGCAATCAGCCTATGAGGATTACCGCAGATGTCGTTTCAGTACGAGCACGAGACGGAATGGGTGATGCCGGAGGAGTACCCGGATCTGACGGGGATCCCGGAGATAGCAATCGATCTTGAAACCTACGACCCTCACCTGAAAGAAACGGGATCCGGCTGGGCAACCAGGCAGGGGCACATCATTGGTGTGGCCGTCGCGATTCCTGGCAAGGCTTGGTACTTCCCGATCCGCCATGAGAACGGTGCGAACTTCGATGTCAAAGCAACCTTGCGGTGGCTGAAGGATGTCTGCAACCAGCCCGACACCACCTACGTCTTTCACAATGCGATGTACGACGTTGGCTGGCTGCGCTGCGAAGGGATCGAAGTGGCCGGTCAGATCGTGGACACCATGATCGCGGCGCCGCTGATCGACGAGAACCGCTTCAGCTATTCGCTCAATGCGCTTGGCCGGGACTACCTCAAGGAAACCAAGAGCGAGCGGACGCTGACTGAAGCGGCCAAGAGCATGGGCCTCAATCCGAAGAGCGAGATGTACAAGCTGCCGGCGCACTTCGTCGGAACGTACGCTGAGCAGGACGCGGCTCTGACCCTGCGCCTCTGGCATCACCTGCGCGGCATCATTCATGAGGACCAGCTCACATCGATCTTCGAACTGGAGAGCAAGGTGTTCCGGGTTATCCTCGACATGCGGACCAAGGGTGTGCGCGTCGATATGGAGAAGGCCGAGGGCGTTAAGAAGTTTCTCATGAAAGAAGAAGAGCAGATTCTTTCAGCGATTAAGAAAGAGTACGGGGCGGACGTTAACCTTTGGGCTGCGAAGTCCGTCGCCCTGGCGTTCGATGCCGCCGGTCTGGAATATCCCCGCACTGCCACCGACCAGCCGTCCTTCACCAAGAACTTCCTTGCCAACCACGCCCACGATCTACCAAAGAAGATCGTCCGGGCGCGTGAGTTGAACAAGGCCCGCACCACCTTCATTGATTCAATCACCAGGCACTCGCACAACGGGCGCATCCACGCGGACATCCACCAGCTCCGGGGTGACGAGGGCGGCACGATCACCGGGCGGTTCAGCTATTCGAACCCGAACCTCCAGCAGCTTCCGTCGCGCGACGATTTCATCTCGCCCTTGATCCGTGGCCTGTTCCTCCCCGAGGAGGGCGATGTGTGGGGCAGCTTCGACTACTCGTCGCAGGAGCCACGCATCGTGGTCCACTACGCATCCATCGTTCACAAGAACTTCCTTGAAGGCAAAGCCCGCTACCCCATGAACGGAGCGGATACCTTCGTGGAGAAGTATCGGGAGGATCCGCGGACGGACTTCCACCAGCTCGCGGCCGACATCGTGGGCGTCTCGCGCAAGCAAGCGAAGACCATCAACCTTGGACTCTTCTATGGCATGGGCGTCAACAAACTGAGCGAGCAGCTTGGCTTGGACCTGGCGTCGGGCAAGGAGCTGTTCAAGCAGTATCACGATGCTGTGCCCTTCGTCCGTGAGATGTCGAACTACGTCATGGAGCGGGCCGAGAAGAACGGTCACATCCGTACGCTGCTTGGTCGTAAAGGACGCTTTGATAAGTGGGAGCCGAAGTCCTTCGGTGTTCACAAGCCCATGGTCTTCGAAGATGCGCTGCGTGAGTACGGCCATCCCCTCAAGCGGGCCTTCACCTACAAGGCGCTGAACAAACTGATCCAAGGATCCGCGGCCGATCAAACGAAGCGGGCGATGGTGGAGCTGCATGCCGCCGGCATACCGCCCATGGTCCAGATCCACGACGAACTAGCCGTGTCCGTTCGTGATGCGGAACAGGCACGTCAGGTTGTGGAGATCATGGAGAACTGCGTCGAGATGGAGATCCCATCGGTCGTGGACGCAGAGCTTGGCCCCTCGTGGGGCGAAGCTAAGCTATCGATCAGCGATGTGTTTGAGGAAGATTAAACCAATCTTGGTACACCCGCTTGTCCTCCGGCATCATGTAGTAGCCTTTGCCATAACCAGAGAAGATGATGGTGTTGTGCTGTTTCATGTAACGGCGCAAGCGATACGCTTCCATGCGCGGCAGTTGGACGTACTCATTCGTTAAGAGCTGGTAGAGATGCTCTGCCAGAGCCTTCGTTAGGCCCACGTCCTTTCTGATTTGTTCAATAATCTCAGGCATTTTCGTCTCACTTTCTACGAGACATTGTCAACGTGCAGTCTAATTGTCAACCGGGATAGCGATCACAGAAAGGGCCGGCCCAATTGAGAGGACTGGTGTTCCTGGTAGCATCAGATGCGTCCGGGCTATCTTGGTACAGTTGTTCCCACGCAACTCCCCGAGGCGGACCGCGATACGCTTCCTTGGACGAGCGAACTTCTTCCATATGCTTTTCATAATCCGCATGGTCTTTCTCCATCTCCGTCTGCATCAGAGTCATGTACCCGATCAGGTCCACCACGTTGTCCATGTACATCATGTCGCCCGTCAGCATGCGCGAGAACTTCGTCGTCATCAGGCTCAGGGCTTCCTTCATGTAGCCGGGAAGGATCTCCCAGTTGGGAGAATCTTCGAAGGCGTCACGGATGCGCTGCGCGGTCTCGGCTTGAACCCGGTAGTCCCCGTACCTTGATCCACGGTCCTTCAGGATGTCTTCAATCTCAGGCACTGCGCTTCTCCTCTAATTGCCAACGAAGGTTTTCTACTTCGTCCTCTAATCGTTCTGCTCGACGTTCAAGATCGTAGATCTCTTCTTCGTAATCACGGGAAGCCATCTCAATGCAGGTGAGCATTGTGTATGCCCGTCGAATCAAAGCTTCCTCACTCAGACGGCCAAGCTTTCTTCTAATGAGGGGCTCATAGTTTTGGATCTTGTCACGCAGATCTTTCACCAGCTCTTCGGTATCAAAGTCAACATGCTTTGTCCGGATCATCAGTGATCTCTCCTGTCACTTGTCTCATGGGTTGCGGTCATATTGACGAAGGCGTCGTAGCTGATCTCGCACATGCGAAGGTACTCGGTCTTGTCGAGATTCAGGACATCGGCACACAGGTGGCAGTTGGTGTAGGATAGGAACATCACGATCTGGCGGAAGACATCGGGGACCAAGAAGCCCCGGCTCTCGGCCACCTCCAGCATAATGTCGAGCACGCCCTGCAAGGTGGGCGGGATCTCGTTCTTGAACTCCTCGACTGTTTCGAACTCGTCGCCCCAGTTTTTGAGCAGGGCGTTCATCTCTTCTTCGTTCATGTCTTAACCTTCTTCATCGAGGAGAACGGGACGAGGACGATGCGGTGATGGTAAGGACACCAGCTTGATGTTCCTTTGACCGGCGCCCCGCACATCCACGGATTGGGATCCTTCGGCACATCGCTGACGACGAACTTACATTGGAACCGGCCGGAATCCATCATCCGGACAGGCTTTTGTTCTGGTGCCGGCGGCGGCTCTGGGAACAGGGCTTGGACGACCTCCGGTTCCAGGCGCTTGGTAGACCGGCCAGACGGGCTAAGCCCATCCTTGCGCGGGGCCTTCGGCTTCGGCTCCTTCATGGGCTTGGGGGGTTTGGAACTGATCATTTCGTACCCTCCAAACTGTCTGTGAGCGAAGCCCAGAACGGACCCCTTGCTGCGTTTCAGAAGGAAGGCGACCTGGTTGGCAGACATGCCGGCAAGCGCGTTCTTCTGGAGGACGGCTCTTTCTTCCTCCGTCCACGGTCTAGTGTACATGGCGTTTACTTTCTAACGGGCTTCAGCTCCCCGCGTGGCGGGTTGAGTTGGTAAACCAAGGAATCCATGGCCTTGAGCAGAAGGCTTCTGGCCTCGTCGTTACGGGAGAGGTCGACGGCTCGGGACAAGTCCACGAGGGCGTCTGCAAACTGAGCCTCCCGGCACTTCACCGGATCCTCATCGAAGTCGTCGAAGTCATCGGACATGGGGGTGGGTTCCTTAGTCATTGCCGCAGCCCCTATCTTTAACCGGCTCGTGTGGAACATCAATGACCGGATAGTCGGTGGCCCGGAGCATCCGATCCAGATCGTTCTTCAGCTCCTCCATCGTCTCCCCGCAGGGCTGAGAGGGTTCATCGGTCCATGCCGTGACCTCCCCCTCGTCGTTGTAGTAGGCCTCGTGGATGCCCAACCAGACCTGTCCCTGTGCGCTCTTGTGTCGCATGACTCTGTAATTCCAGCCCATCAGAATCGTGTCCCCATCTTGGTTCTTTCTTCCTCCTCCCTGCGATGGAAGCGGAAGATCTCTAATGCTCTTTCGAGATCGCTGTAAGCGAGCATAGCGCGGTTAGGTATGGGGACTCCGTCATCCCCATCCTCGACATCGGCATAGTTTTCCAAGACCTCGGCCGCAAACTCCGCAGCGTCGATCAGGGTATCAATGAGAGTTGCTTTCTCAATCGGCATCGTCAGGTCCTTTCTTGATCCACATCCACGGTATCTCGTGATCCACGTATAACTCTGAGTCGGACAGGCGTTTGTCTTTTTTGCCAGTACGTTTGAGCGGCGGCGATTGTGTTGTTTTGTTTTTTACGTATCGGAGAAGGTTCTTCGTGAACTTCGTTGAGGACGATGCGGAAACCTGTCGCTCTCGCATAAGCCTTCTCAAAGATCTCTGCGTCCATCTCTTCAAGGTACATACCCCTGTCATCGATGCGGCTGTAAGCCGTAAAAGAATAGGGGGTAAGGGCGCAGTCGTCCATGTCTTCGAATGAGACATAGAGCCACGATCCACGGTCATCCTGATACTCCGTCATGATCCTCAGAGGATGGCCTGTTGTGTACTGATCTGTGTTATCGACAACCTTGCGAATCATGTTTCGCATCTGGCGTCGGATCTTTGTCATCGTCATTTTGTTTCCGTCATCCCTTTGATGAGTGCCGAAAAACCTATGTGTAGCAACAGTTTTGCGGCATCGATGCCGAGATCCAATTCAACTGTCGCCGACCCATCGTCGTGTTCTTTGTAACCCACGACCACGATCCGATCATCGAGCAGGTCTTCGGCCTCGTAATATTTTCCCTTTGGTTCTGGCTTGGGTGGGTCCATGTCCAACGCACCACGGACCATGGTCAATGCTTCGCGCAGGAGCTTGTTGTTCCTCGGAGCTTCGCCCTCGGCCAGCATGTAGGTAAGGAAAGGCTCTGCTGCGAACAGAGCCTCCCGCAATTTGATTGCGTCATCGTTCACGCAGCTTCTCCAACCTTCTTGAGGATCTCGTCACGCTCTTCGTCTGTCAGCACGCGGCCCGTGACAATGGCCGGCAGCGGATCCGTTTCATCAGACGGTTTGCGATCACGCGGGTAACCGTTCTTTATCTTGACTTCGATATCGGACAGCGTCTGACTGAGCAGGGCGACGAAGGCGTCAGCTTCACGCGACTGCTTGTCAAAGAATAATTGCGTGGCTTTCTTCACGCCCTCAAGATCTTCGATCAAGAGGTGCTCGCAGCGTTGCTGTTCGACGGAGAGTTGGTTGATGATGGCATCGAGATTACGCATGGCTTTCTTCCTTTTGCGTTAGTTGGGATAGAGGACCATCAAGATGGTCGTGAACAAGGTGAGTATGGTTAGGATGTAGACAACGTCGGTGACGAGGTTCACATATTTCATGCAATCTTTACCTCTCGGTCATTGGCCCTCAGCTCTAGGGTCATGCTCTTCTGATTGAGGCTGACGATCCGCTCTTCGATGGCATCGAACAGCTTGACCTGATCCTCTTCGCTCAGGCTCGCGAACTCCATGGCAAAGAACGATTGCATGTAGCCCAGCTTGTAGTTGTCCAAGATCATCGGTCCATGGCCCTTGGACAAGGCGCTGCGCTCGATGGCCGCGTTGAACTTGGTGAACAAGGCGTCAAAGGCGCGGAATGAGATGCGGAAATTCGACATGGGTTAGTCCTTTCGATGACTAGAGTCCGTATGGTCGTGAGGATTACGAGACTTTCTGTAACCCTGCGTTGTAGTTCCTCGTGATTGTGAGGATTGTAAACTTTTAGTCAAGCCTTACAGTAGGGCTTCTGGCTCAATCTGAGCCTGACCCCGACAGGTTCGACAGATGCGAAGGCCCCGCCCGAGTAGCGCCGGCAATCCAATGCGGCGCCGCGGGCCACGACCTCTCGATTGATTTCGACAGATCCGACATAGCAGCGGGCGACGTGCCGGCCATAGCCGTCCATCGTTCGGACTCGACACCAAACGGTCTTCCGGCCGGCCAGGTTTTGCAAAACCTGGCGAGCGTTTGCCCCTCCGGGTTCATGCAACTCGGCAGCATCGACACCCCATAGCCGGACGGATAGCTTACCGAATCGCAGCGTGTCCCCATCGACAGCGTAAGGCGTGCCGCAGATCAGGTTGAGGAGGAGGACTGTGACGCATGTCATTTCTCGTCCTCCCCAAGCGCGGCCCGGGCAATCTTGCGTAGTTTCCCAAGCAACATTCCGCACCTTGATGCCACAGCGCGGCTTTTCATCTTTGATCGTTCACTTCCAATGTCGCAGATCGAAAGGTTTTCCAACTGATCCACCTCTGCCACTGAAAGCATCTCCCGCAGCGCCTCACGCAGCCGCTCTATTTCGTCGGCGGCTTCGTTGATGGTGTCCTGCTCTTCATTGGTATCGCCAAGCAAAGCGCGGACACGTTCCACAATATCCGTCATGACTTCATTGCCCCCTCATAGACCTTCAAGGCGTTGAACAGTTCCTGCTCCGACTTTGTCATCATCGGATAAACCTCCGGGGCAAAGACCGACATGTCCACGTGCCACGGCTTCGTCGGAGGAGCCTCAAACAGGTGCGACTGCCACTGATAGGCCAAGTGCCAGTATGCCTCGTAGACAACCTTCCGCGCCGCCTTTAATTCCCGTTCCTTGATATCGAGGACAGCCTTCAGCCTGTCGTTTTCAGCGACCAGTTCCTCGTAATAGTCCATCATGTCCCTCATTCCTTCCCCTCCCCAAGTGCGGCGCGGGCCTTTTTCATTACCTTTGCCATTTCATCAACAGCCGCATCGTTTCCGGGGACGATAGCCATCAGTTTATGCAGAACATGATGGCAGTCACACAGCGCCTCACGCAGCCGCTCTATTTCGTTAAGCGCCCATTCATATGTTCCGTCATCCGCCGCTGTATTGGCGCGGTTCTTCAAAATCAGATATTCGCGTTCTTCATCACTAATCAGTGATGTTGCTATATCACTCATTCCTTCCCCTCCCCAAGCGCGGCGCGGTCTAGCAGCCATTGCGCGTGATCCCCATTAATAGGGCCACCCATCAAATGATCGTGCATTGCCATCATGGCGTTTGCGAACCACGACACCATCAGTTCTTCATCACGGAATAAATCCCGGTCCCAATCTTTTGTTGTTTCAACAAAAAACTTCGCCCACGCCATAGCATCGGGGTTGCTGTGGATGCTTAGATCATAATCAGTCATCACTCTTTCTCCCCAAGCGCGGCGCGGGCTCCTACTTCTGCCAAAGCACGGCAAGCGATGCCCTGCTGATCGACTTCGGAAATACGCTCCACAATTGCCCAATCGCGTTTTTCAAGCGCGGCCTTTGCCCATGTTTGAACGTCTGTCTTTGCTATTTCCCGCAGCGCAGCACGCAGCCGCTCTATTTCGTCGGCGGCTTGCCATACGATGTGCGTTTCGTAATTCTTTGGATGCTCAAAGCGGATAAAAACCCGCAGCCGTTCAACAATGTCTATCATTTCTTGTCCTCCCCAAGCGCGGCGCGGGCAATCACCTTCATAATTCCTTGTGCAGCTTCGCTGTTTGGAATTGCGATAATGTCACGCAGCGCATCGCGCAGCCGCTCTATTTCGGCGTTCGCCAAATCTACTTCGTGACGGCAATCAGAAAGTAAGCCAATCACTGACTTTTCAATTGGCGTTGCACTGCTTTGCGCTGTTATTATCTCAATCATAGTTGTGATTTGCTTTGTGAGGTTGTCACTCATTCCTTGTCCTCTAAGATCGATAGCTTCGCCAGTGTGACCGTCTTGGGCCGCGAGCCTTGGTGCCTCCCGAACCCGCCCGTCATGCTCTTCAATAGCCATCGCTTGCGGTGTTCGATGTCGTGCTCTCGACGGCCCTTCGACTCACGCTCCATGCGTTGCACGGCAGTGAAGAAGGCGTGCTTGCTGCGTTGATCGTTGTTCATGGTCAACGGTCCTTGAACCAATGTTCGTCTTCGCACCAGCGGAAGGCCTCGTCTGCAAGCTTGCGGATCTGGGCCGTCGAGGCCTCTTCCAGATCGATCTCCTGATCGCGGGCCAGCTCTTCCATGATCTCCAAGACCATGTCCGTCTCATGCCGTTCGGTGCCGAGCCAATGCTCGACAGTTTTGCCGAGGGTGGGTTGCAGATTAAGTCTTGTCATTGGGTGCATCCACGGTGTTGAGGACTTCGCAATCGTCGTCACATTCCGCGCAGTAGGCAGGTGATCGTTCGACCACATCTTCGCTGATGATCCATTCCTGCATGTCGTAGTCCCAGATGGCCGTGGCATCCGAGATCTGGGCAGAGATGCGATCCGATCCGCATCGGGTGCAAACCTTGAAGACCTTCATCAGACTTTCTCCAGATGCTTACGATCCGCGAGGATCAGGTTGTTCATGTTGACGGACTTGTGGCCCGACAGGTTGTCCCACTTCACCCGCACAATCGAGTAATCGCCATAGTCGTTGATCTCTTCGACAGTGCCCACAGCGAACGGGACATCGCCCGTGTACTGCATGGTGTTGCGGAGGAAGTGGCGGGCAAAGCAGACGCGGTCTCCCGGTTTCATGACACGCTCCCCACATAGAGAGTCGGCAGGATCACTTCCGTGGTCTTCGATAGGATCAGCAAGGCCCCCGGACCATTGCCCTCGTCGTCCTGTTGCACGATCACGGTGTTGCCATTGTCGAGGATCAGGGCGATGCCCGAATCGTCCCAGCCCATGTTCTCGCAGTCCTTCTTGCCAAGGTATTGGACCTTGACGATCTTGCGGCCCACCAAGGCGCGGGTGGCTTCGTTGGTCCAGCGGGTTTCGATCTCGGTCATTGGTCAGTCCTCCTCACGTTCAAACAGGTCAAAGCCTTGTTCGTTGCAGTATTCGATTACGTCTTCGATGGTCGCAAACCAGCACGCAGACAGAGGCGTGCCCCAGCGGTCCAACAAGTAAAACCCAGCGTCTTCCTCGTATCCAAGAATGACGGGCATCAGGCAGTCTCCTCTTCAGAAGCCTCGTCGCAGAAGACGAGCGTGGCGCGTTGCAGGATGTCTAGGACGTTAAGCTTGCGCTCGTTAGCAAGATGCAAGAGATCGGTGATCAGGTCCTGCAAGGCCTCCTCGGTTTCGGTCTGCCCCGTGTCCGTCATGAAACGGATCAGGGCGGCATGTGCCATGTCGGCGCGGTCGGCATTGTTCATGGTCCTTGGTCCTTTCAACGAACAAGGGTTTCTCGGTAACGCCGGGAGACCGTGGCACGGTTCTATTTACACTGTCAACCGTCCACGGCCCGTTTTGGGTCAAGTGTTCTGCATGATCCAGAACCGGTACTGGTCGTTGCCGATGTTCCGGCTGACCATGACAGTGCGTGGCGGGAAGTGGCACTTCTTGCTGTCGCGGTAACGGATGAAGGAACTGCGGATGCGGAGCCGTTCCGACCATCCATCGACTACGAAACTGTCGCCAATGGAAAGCTTGCCCCAGTCATAACGACGATAGGCAGTGACCCCATCCGGGAGCGGGACGTTCTTTTCAATCTTGATGTGGTCCATGGAACACCTGTTTTGTTGCGGTTTCATGCTGATATACGGTTATTTGGTATTCGTCAACGGGGTGTTGGGGGTTATACGGGGTCCTTGGACCATGGAGCTTGTCTAAAGGAAACGAGGTTATCAAAACTTATACCAGCTAAGTCCTTGTTTCTAAATAGTTATCAAATTATAGGGGGTTGTTTCAAATACGGGGTTTCCGGCCCGACCCCCCTCAAATCACATACGTAAAACTACGTATAAAATTTGCCTAATGCAGCGAAGACCCTAATTCTGAAAGTACCCCCGATATTTTGATAAGTATCTAGATTCAAGCACTTAGCTGGTATAAAGTTTACAATCTATGATAAGTTGGTGTCCTTTAGAGCAGAACTGATGCCGTGTTATACTGCGACATCGATCAACCAATGGAGGTTGCCCCGTGGCGCGAGCCAAAACCACGCACAAGCCCAAGCTTGATATCCTTGTGAACCCCAAGACCAAGGGTCTGACTGAAAAGCAGGAGAAATTCTGCCGCATTTACGCAACCGAGGACGTGACGAGGACCGAGGCAGCAAAGCTTGCCGGATACTCGGACAGTGCCGCCTCTTGGGCGGGGTCTCGTTTTCTGAATGGCCGAGACTATCCCCAGATCCTCGCCCGGATCGCCGAAATAAAAGAGGAGCTATCGAAAAAGTATGAGGTCACTTTCGACAACCACGTTCGACAGCTTGCCCGGATCCGAGACGCCGCATTTGAAAAGGGTAATTTTCCGGCTGCTGTCTCAGCCGAGAAAGCGCGCGGCGCCGCAGCAGGTTTATACGTCACTCGGCAGGAGATCTTGGTCGGAAAGATTGACCAGATGTCTCGCGAGGAAGTCCTAGCCGAGATTGCAAAACTGCAAACCGAGTTTCCCATTCTTGCAAACGCGACAGCGCCCACCATCGACATGATCCGAGGACCGAGGAGCGAGGACGACATCGATGCGTTCGTTTCCGATCCGCAGCAAGAGGCTATCTTTGCGGAGCTGGACGAGTGAACACCGAGGCAGCGGTATTTAAATACCTCAAGCGCAAACTGCCACAGGTGGACTGGCAGAGGATCGAAGCTTGGGTGGGAGCGGGGGTGCCAGATGTAAACGGAGCCTTCCTGTGGCCTCCGGAAGGCCAGCAACAGGCCTTTGAAGTGTGGTGTGAGTTGAAGGTATGCAGAACAAAGGCCTACAAAACGAATGACCTGTGGCGTCCTTGCCAAATTGCATACATTACAAGGCGTTCTTGCATTATTGCAAACGTGTGGAACTTGGTCAGCCACCCTCGGGCCGAGGTCCTTTATATTTATTCAGGTGACAAAACGTCCGGTCTATCGACCGATTCGACAGGTTCGACAGATCCAGATCTGGTGCTGCCGTTCGATGGACCGTGGACCACGGCCCTTGATTTGTTCGCCTCTCGACAGGTTCGACAGATCCGCCAGTCGATAGATCCGCCGGCATCGATGGATTCGATAGATCCGCTGGGTCGATAGATCCACCGGCCGGCCGGCAAAGAAAAACCCCGCCAGGCGAAGGCCAGGCGGGGCTGAGTTTGAACAGTGGAGAGAATCGAAAGGTCGGAAGCCGAGTCGCCTGGTGCAGGCCTGGCGGTGTTGCGTCCTATTGTTTCGATAGGTCTGACGGTATCAGATCATCGCGCCGATTCGCAAGGCCTCGGATGCCGCATGCTGTGCGTCATGGGATAGGCGCCGATTGATTCGCAAGGCGCCGGCATACCATGCCGCGAACATGCGGCCGCGTTCATATGCCCACTGTTCATTCGTGAATCTGAAGGCGTCAGGGTCGAAAGGTTTGCCCGCGCGATAGTCCGAGAAGCCCCGGCCAAACGGCCGGGAGCTAATGACTTTCCGCAGGGCGGTTTTTCGGGTTCTAATTTCATTACGCACGGCCACGGGTTTGCTTTCGCCGGGGATGATCATTGGAACCGCCCGCCTGTCGGACCATGTGCCATGATCACAATGTCCGCGCGTGCTTTGGCCGATAGACCCCCACAGGCCTTGCAAGCTTCGCAGGTAGTTTTCTGTCCTGCCTCTTTTGATGCTGGGCAAATCACCTCGCCCTCGATGGTCTCAGCGTCCTTAGCCCGGACTCGAAAGGATCGCCACCCCATGGCACGCGCCAGCGCCAGATCACGCGGCGAGTCGACGGATGCCATGCATATGGATTTGAAAGCCTCAAAGGCCTTGCGTTTCCATTGGTGCGTATAGCCTGTGCGTGCTTTGACTTTTGCTGTGGCATTGGCCCAAATCCGGAAAGGCGCAGCCGCCGGATCGCCATATGTCCCGAGACGGAATAAAGACCCCTCAAATAAATCGGGCAGGATGTTCGCGTCGTAATCTTTACCGGGTCGCGCGTATCGTCCCCGCGTGTATGCCCCATAAACGGATTCGACAGATCTTCCCACATTCACATAGCAGGTCCCGCCGTTTGCCGGTCTATGAATACAGGTCCCGCAAATGCTCTTGTCGAGTCCTGTCGCCAAGGCTTCTAAAGGCCTCACGTCCTGACGGATGATAAACGTCTGGACCATGGCCCCGGTCTTTTCATTACCGGACGCGTGCGCGATTCGGTTCGCGATAACGACGATAGGGCCGCCGTCAATGGCGCTTCGCCCCTCATAAAGAATGACGCCGGTATAACGCGGCGTTGAACCCTTCAAAGCTTTGAGCATGTCCCGTGCTGTGCTGATCATTGTGCTATCCCTCTCTTTTGGAAACAACGAAAGCCCGGGCATTGTGCCCGGGCTTGTGGTCAATTGTCAATTTTATTTTAGACCGATTAGGCCTTTCAATTCAGCCTTCACGCGTCTTGCGGTATCCCCGCGCCATGTCCCCGCGTTTGCGAGAAAATAGGCAACGATGGATTTTGCGCTGTCCTGATAATATGCGCCATGAATTGAGTTGAGTTGCCGCATTGCGTCAAGGTATGGCACGGCGCCAAAGTAAGGCTTGCGCCAGTCGCGGGATATTTCAGCGGCGATTGTGTGCAATGGTCGATGGTCCATGATTCTCCCCCTCTTACTTTGCGACGGATGCAGGCTTGCGTGGATTAATCGAGACGCGCGTGCTTTTTGTGGTTTTTGTCACGGCAATGATTTGCGCTGGTGTTAACAAGGCCTTCACCTTGTCAGAGTCGAAGCGCATGGTTTCGATATCGTAGCTAATCGAGCACGAAAAAAGCTTGCCATGGATATCCTTCAAACCCGAGGCCGAAAGCTTAGTTTTTAGGTCGCGCTCTTGATCCGTCAGGATTGCAATCTTTGCTTTGAGCTTGCCGAGTGCATCGACCATTTGATCCAGTGTCATGTTGTCGGTCATTTGTTTTCCCTCTCTCTCTCTCTCTCTCTCTCTTGGAAACGGTCAGGACATTGCGTCCCGAACAATTAGGAATGTAAGAAAAAAATTGACAATTCACAATAGCTAATATCAAGCGATTGGCCCATTATGGGTCACGGTCCATGCGCCTATATATAATGACAAGGCGCATTGCATTGCAGTGTTCGACCATGCCGGCATGCTGCTCTCGGTCCATTGCGAGAATCGAACGGGTCCCTTTGCCTAGAACCAAGATGAATCCGAGAATCGAACGCGCCAGGCGATCCCCCTTTTTCGCCCCCGGCCATCGGCCGATTGCCCTAAAAATCCGATTTTTCCCGGAATGTGAGCAACTTTGAAAATTACCCGGTCCCCGTCTGTGTGAAACACGTTGTCAGGGTCCCGGACATGGGGTATGTAATAAAAATTCTCAGGAGATACGCCATGCCGAGCAGACCGCACAGGCTTTTACCGAGCCAAGAGTTTTTGAGGGAGCACTTCTTTTACGACCCAGAAACCGGGCAGTTTTTGCACCGTTGTCCTTTGACCAAGGACCCCATTGATAGATCTAAGGTTAAGGATCCCCGGAGCAAGTACCGGATTACAATAATAGGGAAAACAGCGTATCCGACTCACCGGCTCTGTTACCTCTACTACCACGGCCCCTTTGATGAGAGCTTTCAGATTGACCACATCAACTGTGACAAGCATGACAACCGCATCAACAACCTCAGGCTGGCTACGGTCCGTGAGCAGATGCGGAATCGCCCCATCAGAAAGGACAATAGGACGGGGTTCAAGGGGATAACTTTTGATTTATCGAAGCAAAGGTACCGGGCCCGTATACGGGTAGAAAACAAGCGCCTACACATCGGCTGGTTCGATAATCCGGAGGATGCCTACAAGGCTTTTGTTGAAGCCGCCGCAGCTTTGCACGGGGAGTTTTCTAGGGTAGTTTAATCACGACCCATTCCCCACGGACCACTGCCCATGGCCAAAAGCCCCATCCTCGGCACTGCACTGAAGCAGGCCTTCCGCGATAAGAAATCTTGTCCCCCGGCCACGCTGGATGTTCACATCAATCTAGCTAACCGCAACCATGCGATTGAAGACTATGGCTATGGCCCGCTCAACCCAGACGAAGCAAATGAGAAGTTCTGGAAGAGGCTCGCGAAGCTTTGGAACATCTCTCCTGAAGAAGCCAAGACAGCCCGTTGTGGGAACTGCGCGGCCTTCATCCAAACTGAAAACATGCTCGCCTGTATCGCCAAAGGCATGCAAGACGAAGACGAACCGCCGGCCGTGAAGAAAGCTGAGACCACCGCGGCAGAAGCTGTCTCTGCTGCGGCGAACCTTGGCTACTGCCAATTGTTTCATTTCAAATGTGCCGGTGACCGTACGTGTGACGCATGGTTAAAGGGCGGCCCTATAAAGTAAGATGGAACTAGCTCTCGCCCTCAGTGTCTTCTTGTTCCTTGCCGGCGCGGCCGCGTGCCTGATGCTGGCGATCTTCCGCGTGTTCTTTTCTATCCGCGGCTGGCCTTGACCTCGGACCAAGGACCATGGCACATTGTCCTTAGTAACGCCTTCACTTCCACTTGCATCCCCGCCTGAACTCTCCCCTCGGGCGGAAGGTAACCGGTTCCCCTCCCATTGGCCGGTTACTTCCTTTGGACCCGCCTTGCTCCGGTGAGGTGGGTCCAATTTTTCCCATTCTTGATGTTGCGGACGGTAGTATGATCGATCCCGTAATCCTCGGCGATCTTTACCGGCAGGCGGTCATCGTAGAATATGTCGAGCACCTGATCTTCCGTCAGCTTTGCGCTACCGTTTTTAGACCCACGACTACTTCTGTTCCTGATGACCCGATCCAGCATGTTGTCTTGATGGGTGCCCGTCTCCAGATGCCAAGGGTTCACGCAGAGCGGATTATCGCAGCGGTGACGAACTACGAGCCCCTCCGGGATCCGGCCATGAAAGTATTCGTAGCAAAAGCGATGAGCGGAGAGACTGGTGGATCCCACGGAAAATGATCCATAGCCCATGTGCCCACGGCCCATGGCCCCTTTCCATTCCCAGCAATCTTCCATTGACGGTCGCACATTGACCTTGGAAAAGAATCTGGCAATGTCATACTTGTCTGGTTGTGGTCCGTCCGCCAAACCCAGATCCCCATGTAATGCCGCTGCGTTATAGCAAATTGTAGCGGGATTGAGGAGATACTTCTTTTGGCCGAGCTTACGCGATATCTGAATGCTCTTGGTACGATTGAGAGCGGTAATAACTACTCGGCCCTTGGTCCAAGGACCGAGAAGGGTAATCAGGCGTATGGCCGCTATCAGGTCATGGACTTCAATATCCCTGTTTGGACGAAAGAGGTCCTTGGCCAGGAGATGACCCCTGATCAGTTCCTGCGCAGCCGTGAGGCGCAGGACGCCGTGGCGGCGGCGAAATTTGGTCAGTACGTCGAGAAGACCGGCAACCCGTATGACGCGGCGAGCATGTGGTTTTCTGGTCGGCCCATGGATCGTGCCGGCAACGCGTCCGATGTCACCGGAACGTCGGTGCCGCAATATGTCGGTCGGTTTGCTAACGCTCTGGGTATGCCCATGGAGCAGGACGCCGAGGGCATTGCTGCGTTGAATGCGGAGGAGTTGGCCTTGGCCCGTGAGCGGATGAACTTGGACCAAGGACCATCGAACAGGCAGCGTCAGCGGATGATCTCGGCAATCACGGACTATTACCAATCGACTCTGCCCAAGCAGGCGGACTTTAGTATGTTGCCGGGTAGAAAACGCTGATGGCATTGCCGACAACTGTCTCCGATGAGACCCTCCGACAATACCTCGCTCTGCAAAAGCGGGCCGCGCAACTTACACAGGTTGAAGGGGCTCGTGAGCACTTTCTTGATTTTGTGCGCTTCATCTGGCCGAACTTTATCGCCGGCCGTCATCATAAGATTGTGGCAGAGAAACTTGAAGCGGTTGCTCGTGGAGAGCTTAAAAGACTGATCATCAACATGCCGCCACGCCATACGAAGTCAGAGTTTGCTTCGTACCTGTTTCCGGCGTGGTTCATTGGACGCATGCCTGACAAGAAGATCATGCAGGCAACGCATACCGCGGATCTGTCGATCCGATTCGGCCGCAAGGTGAAGAACCTGATGGAGACGGAGGACTATAAGCGGGTCTTCCCGGACGCGCGGCTCCGCTCTGATTCGAAGGCCGCGTATCGCTGGGAGACGGACGAGGGCGGGGAATACTACGCTGCCGGTGTGGGCGGTAACATTGCCGGCCGCGGCGCCGACCTGTTCATCGTGGACGACCCGCACTCGGAACAGGACGCTCAGTCGCCGACCGCCTTGGAGAACGCTTGGGATTGGTATCAGGCTGGTCCCCGTCAGCGTCTGCAACCGGGCGGGGCGATCATCGTCGTCATGACGCGATGGGGTGAACTCGACATCACGGCGCGGCTTCTGAAACAGCAGGGCATGGATCCGAAGGCGGATCAGTGGGAGGTGGTGGAGTTTCCGGCCATCTTGGACAGTGGCGAACCGCTCTGGCCTGAGTATTGGAAGCTGGACGAGCTGGAGAAGATCAAGGCGTCGATCAGCCTGTCGAAGTGGCAAGCGCAGTATATGCAGCAGCCCACGGCGGACGCGGCGTCTATTGTTAAGCGCGACTGGTGGCAGGTGTGGGAGAAAGAGGAAATCCCGCGTCTGCATTACGTCATGCAGTCTTACGACACGGCGTTCCTGAAAACGCGAACGGCGGACTTTAGTGCGATTCAAACGTGGGGCGTATTCTACCCACGAGAGGACGGGCCTGCAAATATCATTCTGTTGGACGCCAAGAAGGGCCGGTGGGAGTTTCCGGATCTGAAGCGCGTGGCCATGTCCGAGTACCAATACTGGGACCCGGAGACGGTCTTGATCGAAAGTAAGGCGGCGGGCTTGCCTTTGACGCAGGAACTGCGGAACATGGGCATCCCGGTCGTGAACTACACGCCGTCGCGTGGGAATGACAAGTTTAGCCGGCTCAACTCCATTGCCCCGCTGTTTGAGGCTGGGCTAGTATGGTATCCTGAGACCTCTTGGGCCGAGGAAGTAATCGAAGAGATCGCCGCATTCCCGTATGGAGCGCATGATGACCACGTCGATGCGTGCTCACAGGCTCTGATGCGCTTCCGCCAGGGCGGGTTCATTACCCATCCTGAAGATTATGTGATAGAACAGACCGAACATATCGGTCGCAGGGTGTATTACTAATGGCAACGGACCCCTTTAACAACGTCGATAAGGCGGTTTACCCTGAGATCCCGTCCGAACTTCCTCCCGTCGGGGACATGATGCTCCCAGATATGGGGATGGAAGACGACATGATGGGCGAAGACGACGATTTCGACATCATTGAAGACGAAGACGGTGGTGTAACCATCACTTTTGGTGGCGACGAGGACAAGAAAAACCCCGCAAACGCCCCATTCGACGCCAATTTGGCCGAGTATGTTGACGATAAAGAGCTGTCGTCCATCTCAACCGACCTCGTTTCCATGATCGAGGACGACGATTCGTCCCGTCAGGAGTGGAAAGACACCTACGAGAAGGGCATGACCCTGCTCGGCTTGCAGTACGAAGAGCGCACGGAGCCGTTTGATGGCGCTTCGGGCGTCGTTCACCCCATTTTGAACGAGTCGGTTGTACAATTCCAAGCCCAAGCCTACAAAGAGCTGCTTCCGCCCGGTGGTCCTGTACGTACACAGGTCGTTGGAGCGGTGACACCGGAGCGTGAGTCGCAGGCTGAGCGCGTTCGGATGTTTATGAACTACGAAATCACGCATGTGATGGAAGAATACGACCCGGATTTCGACCAGATGCTCTATTACGTGGGCTATGGCGGGTCGGCCTTCAAAAAAGTGTACTATGACGGCTTCCTTGGCCGCGCAACTAGCCCGTACGTCCTGCCGAAGGACCTGATCGTCCCCTATACGGCGCGTGATTTGCTGACCGCGGAGCGTGTAACGCACGTCACCCGCGTTAGTGCGAACGAATTGCGCAAGCAGATGGTGGCTGGTGTCTATCGCGACATCGAACTCGGCAAGCCGGGGGTCTCGGAAGAAGACGAGATCCAAGAGAAGATTAACAGCATCAACGGCGTCGAGCCGTCGGAGGAATCTGACGAGTACACGCTGTACGAATGCCATTGCAATTTGGATCTGCCGGGTTTCGAGGACCGTTTGAACGACGGCAAAGAGACGGGCATCAAGCTTCCGTACATCGTGACGATTGAAAAGGACTCAGGTGAGATCCTTGCTATCCGTCGCAACTACAGAGCGAATGATCCGCTGCGCAAGAAGCGCCAATACTTCGTTCACTACAAGTTTCTTCCGGGCATGGGCTTCTATGGTTTCGGCCTTGTCCACTTGCTTGGCAATCTGTCGCGTTCGTCCACGTCGATTCTGCGTCAGTTGATCGATGCGGGCACGTTGGCGAATTTGCCGGCCGGCTTCAAAGCAAAAGGCCTGCGCGTTCAGGATCAGGATGCACCATTGCAACCTGGTGAGTGGCGCGATGTCGATGCGCCCGGTGGTTCGCTGCGCGAAAACCTGTTGCCGCTGCCGTACAAAGAACCAAGTGCCACGCTCTTCCAGCTCTTGGGCTTCTGTATCGGAGCCGCGGAAAAGTTCGTCGGCACAAAAGATCTTGGCATGGGTGAAACCAACCAAGAGCTGCCTGTCGGTACTACCATTGCGCTTTTGGAACGCGGCTCGCGCGTCATGTCCGCTGTTCACAAGCGGATGCACTACGCGCAGATGCAAGAATTGAAGCTGCTTGCAAAGGTTTTTGCTGAGTCGCTTCCTCCGGAATATCCTTTCGAAGTGCCGAACGCTGAGCGTTCGATCAAGTCGTCTGACTTCGATGATCGCATTGACATCTTGCCGGTGTCGGATCCGAACATCTATTCGATGACGCAGCGCATTTCGTTGGCGCAAGAGCAGCTCCGTCTTGCTCAAGCCGCGCCGCAGATGCACAATCTCTATGAAGCGTATCGTCGTATGTATGCTGCGCTCAACGTGCAGAGCATCGACATCCTGCTTCCGCCGCCGCCTAATCCGCAGCCGCAGGGACCCGCGCAAGAAAATGCTCGCTCGCTTGTTATTCCTAATGGAGGCGCTCCCCTCCAAGCCTTCCCGGATCAGGACCATCAAGCACACATTACGGCGCATGTTCAGTTCTACATGCTGCCGCTTATTCAGGTTTCTCCGCAGGTGCAGGGTGTTCTTCTCTCGCACATATTCGAACACATTTCGCTGCTTGCCCAGCAACAGGGCATGCAGCAACTGCAACAGCCTGTGCAAGGCATGGATCAGTTTGGTCGTCCCATGATGATGCCGCCTCCTCCGGCTAACCCGGAGCAGCAGGCGATGCTCATTGCGCGTCTTGAATCGCAGTTGCAGGCGCAGATCATTCAAATGTTGAACCCGCCTCCGCCGGATACTGGCGCTGATCCGCTGATCCAGTTGCAGGAAAAGAACTTGCAGCTCAAGGCGCAGCAGCTCCAACAGAAGGCCGTTGCGGATCAACAGCGTCTGGCTTTCGATCAATCCAAGCTTCAGGCGAAAGACTCGCTTGATCGCGAACGCATCCAATCAAACGAAGACATCGCGCAGCTTCGCGCTAACGTATCACTGCAAAGGGCCGGAGTCGCGTAATGCTCGCGCCTTGGGAACATCTCCTTCTCCGTAACATCCCCCGCGATGGCCTTGGTGGGGACGGCCCAAGTGGTGGTCCGGGTGCCGATGGCCCCGGATCCGATGGCCCCGGAGCAGACGGCCCCGGCGGGGAAGGTGACGGAGGTGATCCCGGAGACGATAGCGGCGTTGCCGCTATTGGTGGTGGCGAGAACGGCATTCCCGGCATAGGCCCTGGATCGATTTCCGAAGCCGCAGCCAACATCGCTGGGACATCGGGCAGTCCCGAAGCCGCAATGGCCAACGCCGAGGCTACGGGAAACGCAGACATCGCCGCCGCAGTTGCGGGCATGCTTGGTGGGACTTCAGTAAGCCCTTCCGTCTCTGCCGCCGACATCGCTTCTCCCGCCGCCCAAGAGGTGTCTGGACCCCTCGCTGCCCTTGGCCTTGGCGGCGTTTTCTCTGGGTCTTCTATCGCAGCCGTAGCCGCCGGCGTTACGGAAGCTTTGGGACCAACTCAGGCCGGGGCCTTTGGTCTTTCCGGCCCAGTAGGCGTCAGTGCCAGCACGTCTCCCGCGACTATGGCTTCGCAGGGAGTATCCCCTTCTACAGATGTCTCGACATCGCTTTCTTCGATGGGCATCTCCGACGTTTCCATGGGTGGTCTAGGCCTTGGCGGCATCACAGGCACCGGGACGGACGCCGAGGGTGTGTCCGGTCTTGGCATGGGGGCGGGCAATATATCCGGCGGTCTAAGCGGACTCGGAAGCCTTAGCGAAGCCTTGGGTAACACAGGCATTGCGGGCTTTGCGGCAACAGATCAGGGATTCAGCAGCACGGCCCCATCTTCGACCCCGTTTGGTGGCGCGGCTACAAGCAGCAATCCTCAAGGATACTCTTCCCCTTCAATGGGTATGGGCTTTGGGGTAGGCCCTGCCGGAATTTCCATGGGCGCTCCATATAGCGGGGCAAGCGTCGATACCGGCATGCTTGGGGCAACCGGTATTCCCGGATCTCGCGCAGAAGCCCGCACGGAACAGGCCGCTCATCTTGCGGCTCAAGAAGCCGCAGTCATGGCTCAGAGATCTTTTGGGAGTCCCTATGTTGGATCCCCCGGAGTTGTTGCGCCAGCCGTTTCGGTCGCATCCGTCCCTTCTCAAGCCCCTGCTGTTTCGTCAGTTCCCTCTCAGGCTCCATCCCAAGCTCCATCTGTTTCATCGACGCCATCTGTCGGCAGAGGGTCGTCTCTCGCAGCGGTTGCAGCGGGTGCTCCTGTCGGTACTCCGGGTCGTTCTGCTAGTTCGTTTTCAACGGACAGTTTCACGGACCCGCTCACCGGAGCGCAGGTTTCGGTCACCAACATGAACGGGCAGGAATCCGTTTCAATTGGACCGTCACCGAGTTCGATGTCTGGTATCGCTAGTATTGCGTCAAACCCAATCACATCCGCCCTTGTTAATGCGGGTTTGACCGCAGCCCTTCCGGGATATGGTCCGGCCAACTTGGCCTCCCTCGGCCTCACCGGAACGTCGTTGTATGGGCAGGGTGTCAGTCTTGCCACGGGCCAAGGTCTCCAAACCGGCGGCGGTTTGATGGGTCTGATGGGCGGCTCTGGCCCAAGCTTCGGCGAAGGACCGTCGAACGCTGGCGTTGCAGAGGGCTACGGTGGTGGCGGAGATCTTGCTCCGACTATTCAAGCATCGAGCGGCGAACCGCAGCAATATGGAACCGAGGTCATCTCAGCAGCGCCCGCGGCGGCACCTTCTCCGTACTCGTTCAATATCGCGGACTTCATCGCAAGACCGCGCGTCTCCACATCCCCGTTTGTGTATAGTGACTATTCGGCCCGTGAAGGGTATCGTGCGTAAACAAGCTTGATCTGAAGGACAAAGCCTATGGCTGATGATGCTCGCGATTATGTCGCTCAACTTTACCAGCAGGAGCTGGGTCGGTCCGGCGCGGATGATGCCGGCTTGCAAGCTTGGGCCGATGCTATTGCTTCCGGCGGGATGTCGCGTGAAGCGGTAGCTCAAGCCATCGGCCGCTCTCAAGAGGCTGCGGCTTACG